TCAAAAGGGATATGGCGTAGGGGTCATTGGCACTCCGTCGTTGACGGTAGGAAGGATGTATCGATCCGCAATATCCCACGTGGGTCGGTGAAAGCTGAATGCTCGTCGCAAGGACGGCGACGCGAACTGTCCCCAAGCTGACTCGAGATATTGGGCGTCTAGCATTATTGCGCAGGCGCTAACTGCTAAGATGGCAGATTGGAGAGTTGCGAGCTTGAATTTCTCCTCCCGATCATGCTTTACCTTGTTATAATTCTGATACCACTCCAGGGTCTTCTTGGCCTTCCATGTTCGTAGGGGCTCGATCTCGCCCCACCACGGAAATGCGGTGAGGGTGACACCATAGCCATCCAATTGCATCGCATCGACTAAACTTTGATAATCTGTCAGATTGAAGTTTGCGTTCTTGCTCTTGGGGTTTGCTCCGTTGGCCTTGAGCACGCCCTTGCACTGAGCCTCAAACTCCGTACACGCCAAAATAAAAAGATTTCGGATTTCGTGCCCGAAGACGTCCTTGTTATCTTCGGTGGGTTGCACGACACGGCAAATCTCAAGAAAATGCGAATATAAGGCATCCATCTGAATCATGCTGGATGCTATTTCGAACTTCTCTTTTTCGAAGCCCGGATAGCCTCCTCTGCTTAAAGTAGAATAGGGGATGGTCGGCCGCGTCATCCGCGGAAAATATCTGGAAGCTTCCACACGAGACTTCCTTATCGCAAATTCGGGATTTTTTTCCTCGAGCAATTGCCCAATATCCGATCCCCTTGGAATATCGAATCCTAGATGATCTGGGTTGGGGTAGGCCATGTAGACCCTGTTCTCGTCCTCGCGCACCTTCCAAAGCGCAGCATCGAAACTTTGCGAGGAACCCACATAGAACTCCATTTAACACTCACCTTTTCACAGATTGATTTTCTTCGCAGAAGCTAGCCTCTGGCAACAAATAGATAAATCGATTGATTCGGAATATCGAAACGCCGGTCCTATATTCCCGTTCATGGTGTATGAGGATTACAAGACATTTCAGCGAGTGCAGGTGTTCGGAAGGCAGCCGGGCCAGCTGGTCAGCGTGACGTCAGCCTATGACGCAGCAAGGTTCGTGCTCGAGCAGTGGCCAGATCAGGCTGGCCCGAAACATCTCATGGCGCGAGAGATATTGCTGAAGTGTCTTGAGGGCAATTGTTCGGCCGCCGTGGCGCGTGTGGCCTTTATCGAGGCTGCGAGGGAAGCTGGCATCTATATGGAGGCGGAGCCGCTACGAACCGCCTACACGGGCAAGCCGGATCCGAAGTGGGGTGAGCGCAAGACGCTCGCGAGAGATAGGCGGCCTAGAAAGGCATAACGGAGGGCACGATGACGAACCCGCACTCGCACTGGCTAGAAAATGAGATAGCGAACCTAAAGAAGATAATAGCCGCAATCGAGAGCGGCAAGGTAAGGACGTGGGACTGGCATCAAGGTGAGAAGCAGAAGGAAACTAGCCAAGCAACATTGACGAAAGCCCAAAAAGACTTGCCGGAACTGGAGTCACTTCTCGCTAGGATTAAAGCCGAATAGCAGACACCTTTCCGAACATTACATGGCGATCAACGCAAAAAAGAGCCCGCCAACCGGTATGACCGGCGGCGGGCGAATTTCATCATCTGATAAATCACTCGGGCTGGCTAAATAGAGGCAAGCCTTTCCAGTGGGCCATGATTGAACAAGGGCCCCTTCCCCGGCGGCCCTAACCAGCAGGACCGATAAACTATTGGGCCGCGGCCCGGGCCCGCTCGCGCTCTATGCGTTCCATCCGATCGAGCAATTGCATGTTGAGATCGCGCTGGCCGAAGAAGCCGGATTGGGTTTGCTTGATCTCGTCAATCTGTCGCTGCAGGTTCTGGCCGGATGCCAATCGCGAATCCCGTTCGCTGGCAAGCTGGGTGTCGTAGGACGCCCAGACACGTTCATGTTCCTTGCGGGGAACCTGTCCATCCTGCAACGCCTTGACCGATGCTTCCATGCGGGCGCGGTCTTCCTGCCCTCGCGCCTGGCGCCAGTCCATTTCCTGACGCGTGACCATATTCTCGGAAAGCGCCGAGACAGCGCTCTTCAAGTCGGTGGTGGCGGTGTTGATAGGCCAATAGGCCAAACCACCCAGCAGAGTGCAGAACGTCAGCGCTACCCCAAGCGCCTGCCACTGTGGCTTGTTCCGTTCGGCAATGGTCGTCGACAAAGCTGAGATGGAATTCCGCGTTTCGTTGGCGAGGCCGCTGAGCGCCGTCTCCATCTGCTTGAAGCCAGAGCGCATCTCCGATTCAAGATCGGTCTGCCGCCGCCCGAGGTTGGTTACCCGTTCACCCAACTGAGCATGTGCGGCGTCCAGATACTGACGTGCCACAGTGTCATTGTTGTTGCTCATGTCATCCACCATCAAACTTTCCTGCCCTCACTCAGACCTAACGCTTGCAGTAACTGTCGAACGCAGCGTTGTGCCTGCGGACCTGGATACTGGTTTCGGGGGTGTCCTTGCTGGAATAGGTGATCGCCGGGAAGATCGAGCACACTGACTTTTCAGTCTCGGCGATACTTGTCGTTTTGCACGCTGTCAGAAGGTTGGACGTGATTACGAGCATCAGCAGCATCAGCAATATCTTTGAGGTGTCGCTCATATGCGTCTTTCTCCTTGGCCTTCTGTTTGGTGCGCTCTGCCGACCGGCCCTTGAGGTACGCAGCGCCGATCGCAGCGATGAGGGTAGCAATGCCGGCGATAATGCCGTTGCTGCCCGAGAACAGAGCGAGGATGGTGCTCATGAAGTTGTCCCTGTCGCTTCATTGACAACCTGTTTGACCACCGCCGGGCCGACGGCATCCTTTGCAACCTCCTTGACCGCACGATTGGCGCGATTGATCTGCCAGCGGTCGTAGAGCCACCAACCGGTGGTGACCAGGTTGATGATCAGGCCGGAAGCTGCGGTCCAGCCGGTCTCGTCGAAATAGCCGTAGCCGACGAGTAGGCCCCCGAGCGCCTGGAGAATCTGACGGAGGATGGGAATGAAGAGTGCGATGTCCATTTGCTATGCCTTCTTTGTGAAGAGTGACGTGAAGAACTGGATCAGAGCCGCAAGCGGTGAAGGTTGCGGCTGAGTTGGCAATGGTGGTGGAGAGACTGCCGGCGATTGCTCAACGGGAAGCGGTGCCGGCGGTGGAGCGGGAGACACGGGGACAGTCACGGGCGGCGGCGCTGGCGCTGTGGCGACCTTCTTCGACCACTTGGCATATGCTGCGGCCAGTTTGGTGTCGTATTTGTTTTTGGCGTAGGCGGACCCGTTGTAGCGTTTGGCGAAGCCAGCCCAGTCTTTCGCCTTCAGTGCGGTCAACATCGCGGGATTGCTTTTGATGAAGAGGACCATGCCCTCGAGCTGATTGCCTTCGCTTTCAGCAAACCATTTCACCATGGCAACAGCGCTGGGCTGGCCGAGCGCCGGATAATTGAACCCCATGATCTGGCCAAGCCCCCAAGAGGTGGACTTTGCGGCTACCTCCTCGCCGGCAATCTTGGCGCAGCGATCGATGTTCGGCAGTGACGATTTGGGATAGGGCTTGGTTCCCCACTTCTCATAGGCGAGCCCGGCGAGGACCAGCGCATTGCGGATGGAGCCGGAGGTGTATTTGTACGCGATGTGCGGCTCATAGAGGCAGACCAGGGCGCCGGATGAGTAGAACCCCTCACCTCTTGCTTCCACCTCCGCTACCGCGCGCAGCGCTGCCTCTTCAATACCGTATGCCGATGCCAGGCGTGCAAAATCGGCATCGGACAGGCGAAGCGCCTTACCAATGTAAAACATGGTTTTTCCTGTTCGAACTATTTGAGTGGCTGGACAACGACCCGTTCGGGACTCATGATGTCAGTTTGGGTCTGGGGATCAGAGAAATTGAAGCGAGTTCTACTGGCGGCCGCCGCTGCTCTCCTTGCAGCTCCTGCGCTTGGCAGCAATGAAACTATCATTGGGCGCGCAAGCGTTATCGACGCCGACACCATCGAGATACACGGCCAACGGATAAGACTATTCGGTGTAGATGCTCCGGAGGGTCGGCAGACGTGCCAGGACGCGGACGGCAAGACCTACCGTTGTGGTCAGAAAAGCAGTTTTGCGCTCGACAATTTCATTGCCCAGGCTCAGCCGGTTTACTGCGAGCCGCTCGATATCGACAGGTATAATCGAGTGGTTGCGACCTGCTCAAACGCAGAGGGCAAGGATATTGGCGCCTGGCTGGTGCGAAATGGCCATGCTGTCGATTACACGCGATATTCGACCGGCACTTTCATCAACCCGTGGGAGTTTCGAGCTCTCCACAGGTAGATTGGCCAATTTAAAGCGTTGAAGCCTCGCGCCAGAGATCATCGATCTGAGCCGAACTCATTCCATTCATAGCCCCGAACTGAGCTACCAACGGATGTGACCTCTGGAACGTCTGCGCGCCAATGATCAGCATCTTGGCATTAAAACGCTGGGGCTCGGGAAGCGAACCGATGAAGTCATTGAAAGCGCTCGGCAATGCTCCGGTGCTCACATACGCGAGCGCCTCTTCCTCAGTAATCAGCCCCATGATAGCAAGCTGCTGGAAGAACTGGCGGTCCGATATGGTTCCCGGAATTGGTGGAGGAGGGTTAAGGAAGGCGACAACCTCTGCGGCATCATCTTCCAACCACTCCTCGGCCCACCCAGGCTGCAGATTTGCATAAAGTCCATCTACCACACCATCTACATCTCGGGTGACGTAAGGCATCAGCGTATCCTTCCTCTTGTGTCAACCCACCCCGTTGTTACTTCGATATTTGCCGTGGCGGTTCCACCGCTGATGACGAAAGAAAAGTAAAGTCGCGCAGATCGATCAGTCATAAATATGGGCGGGAATGGCGACGTCACTAAAGCACCGCCGCCAGCGCCAGCGGCTGTTTGAGAGGATGTAATGGCGGCAGTAGCTGCCTTTACTGAACCAATCTGAAAGACGACATTTCCGTTAGCATTGCATCCAACGCTACTATGTCCGAAGGGATACACCTTCACGCCAGTAGGGACACCCAGAACGTGGAGCGTATCCGTAAAGGCATTTATGGCATTTCTGTCAGTAGTGGGTGAATTCCTGGTAAATACATCCTCTTCTTGCGTATAGAGTTCAAGAGCTCCCCCAACGCGTCGAATAGACATTATGCGACGATAATGCGTGTACCCTGTTGGAAGCTTTGGCCCGGGCATTAAGGTATGCACACCTGACTGCGTGCCGGAAGAATTAACGGCAGAGCCCCCATTAGTTAGAGAGAACTGGAATGCGTTGTCAGTCAGGCCTGACGCTATCACATAGTACTGCGTTCCCGCTAGAATTCCGGTTGGAAGGCTGCCATTGGTGGAAAATTTGATTGGCGAACCAGCGACCAAGCCATGATTGGAGGCTGTCACGACTGCTGGTGAAGCAACCGTGATCGTCGCTGACATTGCCTCATCGTGGGACAGTGAAAATATGTGATCGACAATATCATTCACCGGATCATAAATGCGATGGAAATGATACGAAGCGTTGGCTATCGATCCTTGATCCAACCCGCCGTTGTTATCACCGACAGACCAAAGCGCGTCCAACCTTTTTGTCTGCTTGGTAGTGTTCTTCATCAAGGCATATGGAGAAACAACACTTGCACACTCACCCGCCTCGACACGAATATCATTGGTAAGATCGCCGGTATCATTGGATGTGATGCATCCAAATATATGCCCGTGAAGCAACAAACCAGACGGATCATTGATCGTTGGTTTATTAATGGTCGGAGTGGTGAATGTATCAGAAACCTTGTTCCCCTTCAGTCCAAGCGCGGAAGCCATGGTCGCGGCGAACGCTGGATCGTCCGCGAGTGAAGCGGAGATTTCGTCAAACGTATTCATGTTCGATGGAGCGCCAGACTGCATAGCGGCAAGGATCAGGTCATAAACCTGCTGGACCCGCAACTTTACGGTCAATCCATCCTTCTGGGCTGCGAATTCATGAAGCAAATTCGGCAACGCAGTTGACGGGAGATCCTCTATCTCAATGATGGCCATAATTAAGCCCTCGCCGCCCAAGCCGTTGCATGACCTTGATCGCCCTGCGCCCAAACAGCGATGCTGTATCGGCTCAAGGCGCGAGCACCCATTGATATTTCAGAAAAGCCGGCGGCATCAAAAGCCGGATTATTGCCAACCCAAAAATCCTGCACTGCCGTAATATAGACTTGAGGTGTGCGGGCGAAATTCACGCTTTGAGTGGCGTAGTGAGTAATAAGTTTCGGATCCATAACGTCATTTTCCCACTGGAAAGAGGGGCTGGACGGGTTATATCCCGCATCCCCGTATGGTGCAGATGCGCCAAAGCCATCGGCCGTGAGCAGATTTTTGTTGGCCAAGTTCGTGATAGTGGGAACATTCGAACTGTTGGTGATAACCCGCGCAAAGATGATGTCATCAAAGGTACTGTCGAACTTGATGTTGGTCTCGACCAGCGCTGTAGGGTTGTAGACGTTATTGGCCACGTCGATGAGGCGGAAGCCGTTCGTTGGGTCCCAGCGAAGATGATACGTCTTAAGTCATTGAAAGCGCTCGGCAATGCTCCGGTGCTCACATACGCGAGCGCCTCTTCCTCAGTAATCAGCCCCATGATAGCAAGCTGCTGGAAGAACTGGCGGTCCGATATGGTTCCCGGAATTGGTGGAGGAGGGTTAAGGAAGGCGACAACCTCTGCGGCATCATCTTCCAACCACTCCTCGGCCCACCCAGGCTGCAGATTTGCATAAAGTCCATCTACCACACCATCTACATCTCGGGTGACGTAAGGCATCAGCGTATCCTTCCTCTTGTGTCAACCCACCCCGTTGTTACTTCGATATTTGCCGTGGCGGTTCCACCGCTGATGACGAAAGAAAAGTAAAGTCGCGCAGATCGATCAGTCATAAATATGGGCGGGAATGGCGACGTCACTAAAGCACCGCCGCCAGCGCCAGCGGCTGTTTGAGAGCATGTAATGGCGGCAGTACCTGCCTTTACTGAACCAATCTGGAAGACGACATTTCCGTTAGCATTGCATCCAACGCTACTATGTCCGAAGGGATACACCTTCACGCCAGTAGGGACACCCAGAACGTGGAGCGTATCCGTAAAGGCATTTATGGCATTTCTGTCAGTAGTGGGTGAATTCCTGGTAAATACATCCTCTTCTTGCGTATAGAGTTCAAGAGCTCCCCCAACGCGTCGAATAGACATTATGCGACGATAATGCGTGTACCCTGTTGGAAGCTTTGGCCCGGGCATTAAGGTATGCACACCTGACTGCGTGCCGGAAGAATTAACGGCAGAGCCCCCATTAGTTAGAGAGAACTGGAATGCGTTGTCAGTCAGGCCTGACGCTATCACATAGTACTGCGTTCCCGCTAGAATTCCGGTTGGAAGGCTGCCATTGGTGGAAAATTTGATTGGCGAACCAGCGACCAAGCCATGATTGGAGGCTGTCACGACTGCTGGTGAAGCAACCGTGATCGTCGCTGACATTGCCTCATCGTGGGACAGTGAAAATATGTGATCGACAATATCATTCACCGGATCATAAATGCGATGGAAATGATACGAAGCGTTGGCTATCGATCCTTGATCCAACCCGCCGTTGTTATCACCGACAGACCAAAGCGCGTCCAACCTTTTTGTCTGCTTGGTAGTGTTCTTCATCAAGGCATATGGAGAAACAACACTTGCACACTCACCCGCCTCGACACGAATATCATTGGTAAGATCGCCGGTATCATTGGATGTGATGCATCCAAATATATGCCCGTGAAGCAACAAACCAGACGGATCATTGATCGTTGGTTTATTAATGGTCGGAGTGGTGAATGTATCAGAAACCTTGTTCCCCTTCAGTCCAAGCGCGGAAGCCATGGTCGCGGCGAACGCTGGATCGTCCGCGAGTGAAGCGGAGATTTCGTCAAACGTATTCATGTTCGATGGAGCGCCAGACTGCATAGCGGCAAGGATCAGGTCATAAACCTGCTGGACCCGCAACTTTACGGTCAATCCATCCTTCTGGGCTGCGAATTCATGAAGCAAATTCGGCAACGCAGTTGACGGGAGATCCTCTATCTCAATGATGGCCATAATTAAGCCCTCGCCGCCCAAGCCGTTGCATGACCTTGATCGCCCTGCGCCCAAACAGCGATGCTGTATCGGCTCAAGGCGCGAGCACCCATTGATATTTCAGAAAAGCCGGCGGCATCAAAAGCCGGATTATTGCCAACCCAAAAATCCTGCACTGCCGTAATATAGACTTGAGGTGTGCGGGCGAAATTCACGCTTTGAGTGGCGTAGTGAGTAATAAGTTTCGGATCCATAACGTCATTTTCCCACTGGAAAGAGGGGCTGGACGGGTTATATCCCGCATCCCCGTATGGTGCAGATGCGCCAAAGCCATCGGCCGTGAGCAGATTTTTGTTGGCCAAGTTCGTGATAGTGGGAACATTCGAACTGTTGGTGATAACCCGCGCAAAGATGATGTCATCAAAGGTACTGTCGAACTTGATGTTGGTCTCGACCAGCGCTGTAGGGTTGTAGACGTTATTGGCCACGTCGATGAGGCGGAAGCCGTTCGTTGGGTCCCAGCGAAGATGATACGTCTTTGACGGGTCGGTCGCGAAGTCCGTTTGCGATGTAGTTACCGTGAAAATGCCGCGGTGAAGGAAGTCAACGCCGCCGGGCAGACGCACCTGTCCAGTTCCAGGCGATGTGACAACAATGCGTCCATCAGTGTTAAGCACCTCCGGAAAGATTGGTAAGCGAGCCCGAGCCTGCGACATAAGGATATAACCGGCAGGATTGCCACCGGTCGCCGCAGCGATTAGAGCTAAGACCGCTTGCCGCACTGTTGTGTTGTCGGCGTCAGAAGGCGTAATGCCGGCATACCCGACGAGATCGCCGAGTTCAGCTTCGAGTCTATTGAAGAGAGCATTGAACAGTCGCTGGTCAGCGGGGCCGCAAGGAAAGCCGTTCGCAACTTCTTCAGGCGTGGGAAGCCGCTTTTCACCGGCATTCGCAAAGGGTGGAGACCAGTCAGCCATGTTTTAATCCTTCACATGCAGTCGTAGGGTTTAACGTCAATTTCGCACATCCATTCAGCGTCCCTTGTAAGAACACCGGTGCCGATAACATCGCCGTTCTCGGTGCCAATCTCGTCGCCGTTCTCGGTGCCGAGGGTGCCTTGAGCGTCATAAGGCTCACAAAAGCCTCCCCACCCATCTCCGAACCCGAATACGTGCAGTGGGCCGAAGTGAAAGCGAATGTTGATTCCGGCCGCGACAGGAATTACGCGCGGATAGAGTTGGATTAGAGCCATCTCCGGCGCGGAGAGTTCTCGACCAGGTGCGATGACTACGCGGCCGTTTCCAGAATCAAGCACCCTCGCTTGCGGCCCGAAAAAGACTTTCGTCGCTTCTGCCAGACTGGTCAGATCGAAAAACGACAACATCTGGTAGCGTCGCACCTTCAGGAATTTGCGATACATTTCGTCGTCGTTGATGCAAAGATCAGCGAATCCTTGGCTTTCGCAGTCGTCCCAAGATGAGTTCGGTTCGCAAAATCCGACAATATTTTCAAAGATGTTGCCGCTGTCACAAGAGAAGCCAAAGACCGGCTGGACAGAGCAAACGCAGTGGCAACGCGGCCAGCCAAGTCGCTTACCAACGAACGTCAGCTGTTCGCCAACCGCAGTCTCGATGTCGAAGAATGACGGCAGATCGCATATCGTGTTGATAGCCTCAGCGGCTTTCTTCAAATAAGTTCGCATCACGAAAAGCAAATTGGGGCTTTCGCGATATTGGGTCAGAACCCTATCGATCCGCTCCTCGGCCATATCCGCCGGTGTACGACAATAGGACATCAAGCCACCACGTTGACGGTTACATTGTCTGGCAATAGCTGAGACATTTCGATGAACCCGATATCAGCCCCCGAAGAAGCCGGGAGTCCATCACGAGACGCCGTCATTGTAACCACTTGCACATTCGGATACCGGCCTTCGACCAGCGATCTCACGGTGAAGTTGGTGACATCCTTGCCATTGATGTTGGTGTCTTCCCAATCGGAAATCAAAGCGGCCTTTATCGCCGCGGGCGAAGGTGGTGGACACCCAAATTGATCTTTGAACACGGCGACGTTGATTACGACAGTGACCGGTACAATGATCGGGCGAACCAAGCCGATCGTTCGGCAGAATCCATCAATAGACGTACTGACGAACACGTTTCCATAGGTGTTGATGCCCGGCACGACGTAGAGCCTCACCGTGGACGCGATCTCCTCATCGTCACCGCCGATGACCGCAACCGCCACAGAGGCCGGCGACAATCCATTCTCGTCGATGGCGGCCGTATCGTTCGAAAACACCTGGGAGTAGACCACACCAGGGATCGACGCGACCGCGCGTGCAATGTCCTGAAGGTCAATGCGGGCGCGGCCCTGATTAGTTATTGACCGGCGGAACGCTGCATCATCTTCTGCCCCGCGGTTGAGCAGTCGAAGGCGGCCAAGGATTTCTAGATTGACGCCTTCGGCCTGGTCCGGATCATTCTCCTGATAGACAGCCTCAGCCAATTCCCAGACCTCAGCGATAAGGTCAGCCATCAGGCCATTGATCTGGCCGAGTGGCGATTGGGAGGTCTGGATGACACCCGGGCCGAACTCGGTCACCATCTGAGCTTCAATCTCACTTAGAATGGTGTTCAGCGGCTTGCGGACGTATCCAGTAGGCTGGATGCCGTATACGGTCATAGGGAAACCTCTTGATCGTAATCAGTGCGAACATTCACCGACGAAATGGCCAGTTGACGAGTGCCGCGATTGAACCGGACAGAGAACGAGGTGATCTCATCGACGCCATCAGTGTTGAGGATCTCATTCTTGACGACGGCTTCAGCGAGCGCCGGATCATATTGCCGGCCCATGATCTCATCGAGCCAAACGACGCCGGCAGTAGTATCGAGAAACCATTCCCGCTGGAACGTCATGAGCCGCTGCCGGGCATGCTGCCCCACGGCCTCGGCATCTTTCACGATCGCTAGCTCACCGCTCGCGCGCAGAAAGAGATCGTTGGTGTTCTGGTCGATCGCCAGTCCAATACGAGAGGTCATAGCACCATCGCCCTCAGTTTCTCGGCCAGGTCGGTAAGGTCCTCGCCGATCTCGGCATACTGGGCCCTGTGCACCAGGTCAGGTTCCGTACCAAGCAGGGTGAAGCCTTCGGCCGTCTTCTCGACGTTTTGCACCAGGAAGTCGAAGATGTTGCCTTCCGACCCTTCTAGTTTGAATTTCCCGTCAGGCGAGCCACGAAGGCCATGTGTGCCATCAGCATTGAAACGGATGTGGACGTTGCCAGGATCGACGTTTGGCAGAGGGTCTGTAAGGCTGTCACCACCTGATATTGAGGCGCGCATATCCGATAGGTTGCTCGATCGGGCGTCCGAGAAGGTGCCTTCGTTGTCGACATCGTAATTCTCCATCGACCGCATCTGCGGTCTAAGATTGACTTTGGTGCCGGCTGGCAGCGGATGGGTAATCGCAGAATTACCCGAACGCGGAAAATCGATCGGCACTTCCATGAGATCAGGCATCGGAAGATCGGAGCCATCAGCCTTCCGCTTCTTGAAGAGCGGCCTGATTGTTGCCGTGCCTTTAGTGTGATCGTAATCGACGATCTCACCGGGCATGTTGCCCCATTGGTCTTCCCGCTCTGCCTGGGCCTGCTGAGCGATGACCTCACGGCTCAGATTGGTGGTCTTGCCGACATATCCGACGCTCATTTCTTCTTGCCCTCGTCGACTTTGCCACCCTTGATCGCCTCGCCGTGCACCTGGACGACAAAGTCACCGTCTCGGTTGTCGCCGCTGTAGTCGCACTGGCTGACCCGGTATTCGCCGCCCTCGGCGTTCATTTCGAGGGTTTCGCTCTTGATCTGGACCCGGCGGTTGGGCCGGATTTCTGGATTGAGAAGTGCGGAAACCTTGACACCGTTGTCGGTGATGGTCGGCGTGTCGACCATCCCGGTCTCAGGACTGATCAGGACAATGCCGCCGATGTATCCATCGTGCGGAATGATCTCCATGGTGCCGTTCTGGACGGACCAGTAGAATCCTTTACCGCGGCCGAGCGTATCCATCTCGCGCTTGCAACCGCCACACATTGAGTATGGCCGCTTGAACTTCCTCTCGCTGATGTCGTCGGGGAACTTCCATTCGCCGCGATCGACACCCTCGGCCTCAAGCTGCTTGTAAATCTCGTCGACGACTTCCTTCACCTCGGTACCAGCGCGAAAGGTTTTCGAGATGGTGGCCTTGCGAAATGCTCGATCGCCCTCGCCGCAGCTCAGCGTCGTAATGATGTCAGGACCATCGCGCTTGTGCTCGACGTCGCGCATCTGGCCCTTGAAGATGATGCCGACGTTGCCGCCCTCACCAGGCGGCATATAGCCGGCCTCGAGCACGATGTCGTCGAGCTCCTTACCGATCGCGTTGCGGTGGCCTTCTGATAGGTTCCATATCTGGATCTTGGCGCTGTTCTGGCTCGACGAAATGCTTTTCGACACGTCGAAACTGATCTTCAATTCGTGCGTCTGGATGCCACCGGGATTGATGACAAGCGAACCGGAGCCCGATGCCGTCAGTCGCACCTTGCGCAGGAACTGTCTCATTGTCAGGCCGCCAACGCGTCGGCGATTTCCGCCTCGGTGGTGTGGTAAAGCCGAACCAAACCGCTGGGCAGGCCATCTCGATCGGGTGCCTCCCCTGCAGCGGTCGCGAAAGCGAAGATAACGCCGATACCAAAGTTAAATGCGGCCAAGAGATCGACACCGGTCACGATCCGCCGTCCGTGAAGCACGGGTTGGTCGTCGATCGACAGGTCCATGGCCCAACGGTCCGTTGTGAGGTTATAGCGCAGTCGAATCGTCACCCGGCGCTGATTGAGAACCGCCGCGAATTGCTGGTCCGCTTCGTCAATGACTGTGAATTCGATCATTGGAACATCTGCTTTAACATAGAGGTGTTCTTCACCGCTGAAGATGAGGCGTTCGGGGTCGATGCCGTATTCAGTGGAGCGGTTTTTGCTGGAGAATCGCCGCGCTGCACGGGACCGCTAGCCCGTGCCTTGGTAGCCGCGTCACCTGCCCGCCCCTTCGATGGAGCGGCCGACTTGCTGCTTTTCGTGCCACCTGGCTTGCCTGTATCAGTCGGATCGCTGCCGGGTTCGGCAGCGGCATAGGCAGTCTCGACAATGATGACTTCCTGGAGTTCAGCGCTCCCTTTCAGAATGCGCGAAAACGTATCGTCACGATCTGCCTTCAGCGCCTTGATCAGCATATTGGAATAGACATACAGCCCCGAGACCACGACGAAGGGCACACGGCTCTCCTGAAAGCGAACGAGGGTGTTGTAGGTCTGCGCAGCGCTGGCATCAGCAAACTCCAACGTGAGCCGCTTGGGCTCAACGTAGGCGTGATCTGTGATCTTGCTGCCGTTCTCCACGGGCTGCTCTGTTATGCCGAGTGTCGACTGATGCGACTCCGTCAGCACTACGGATACGGGTATCGGTCCGATCGCACCGGAAAACAGAATGGCTGCCATTAGAATGAAGGCTCCGCTTCGATGCGCGTGGCTTGAGGTGTCGCCGCTTGCCCCACCGCACGCCCGACTGCAGCCCCAACAGCGCCGGGCGCTTGGGTCGGCGATTGAACGGTCACGTTGACGCCACCAACGTTGACGTTTGAGTTGATCGTTTTCTGGCTGGCGTCCCGGTTCACCGTTGGTCCGCTTCCGGCCATCCTTCCGAAGTTCGAACCTGCATTCGCGCCGATCTGTGCGGGTGTCAGCCCAGCACCGGAGCTCAGTCCGCCACCCACAAACGCGGGCATGTTAATCGTCGAAGGCACCATCCCGGCTATCGCGGCCCGAACAGCGGCCGATCCGGCTGTAATTTGATCAGCAATCCGCTGTCCCAGCCCTGCGAAGGCTTCAACAATCTTGGCTGGCAATCCGATAATGGTGTTGAGGACGTCAATCAGCGTTTGTGCCGCCTTCCGGCCGTTCTCAAAGGCGTCGCCGAAGAAGTCATCCGGAATCGCCCACTCGAGTAGCCGAAACATCGCCCCGATAAGGTCCTTGAACAGGGTTACAACCCCGCCCATCACCTCGCCAAACATGCGGAAGCCTTCGGTTACCGCTCCACTATCCCAATCTGTCAGTGCCGAAAAGAACCCGGCCGCAAAGGTGGCAGCATCAGTGAAGTAGTTGACCAAGTCGCGAATGATATCGCCGAGGGCCTTGATGGCTTCATTATCAGCTACTACTGCCCAGAGTTGATTTAGCCAATTGACGAAATCACCAATGACGGATTCGCCACCGGTCATGTAACTCACGACATCGTCGACGGCTATTGCCAAACCGATAAAGGCCGCCGTTACCGGAAACGTTGCCGCCACGAGAATACCGAGAGCGATGCCCAGTGCTTCTAGGTATGGCTTCACCTTTTCGAAGTTCTTGGTATAGAACACAACACGCTGAACGGCGCTGCCAATCATGTTGTCTATCCGCTCGAATGCACCACTGATGCCCTTTGCGATCTCATCGACGGTGCCGTCATCAAACCAAGTATTGAGGGCGTCCATAAAGTCGCCCAGTTTGCCCTTGACCTTATCGAAGATGCCTGCATCGCCGATCTTGCGCAGGAACGCAGTCCAGCTATCGCCAAGGTTCGACATCATGCCGTTCCAGGTCTTGGACTGGCGTATCATGGCACCCGCGAAGCGCTTGCCCCAAATCTCCTTCAAGGTCTTGGTAACTTCGACGCCCGTCTTCTTGACGGTCTTGGTCATCTGTTTGCCGTTGTCGACCCACGAGAACGTGACGTTATCGCCGGCGACCTTGGCCTTCACGCCGAATTCCTTGATACGCTCAAATTCACCCGTAGCGGCATCAGCAAGCGCTTCGACCGCTTGCATGAGGTTCTTACCCATACCCGAGGCCGTGTCGCCCAGCGACGTCAATGTGCCGTCCATCGGGTCCATGCCGTAGGCGCGCAGCTTCACGAATGCCTGCGTTACCTCATCGACTTCGTAGGGCGTGGTCTTGGCAAACTGGGAAACCCAGTCCAAAGCCGCCTTGGCCTTGTCAGCACTCCCCTCGATCGTCTCGAGCGTGGCCTGGTAGGATTCGAACTTGGCGGAAGTGTCCAGCACACCCTTGCCGAGGAAGGCAAATCCCGCCGCAACAGCCGCGCCAGCGAAGGCAGCAGCCTGGCCGATACGGCGGCCGACATTCTCAACCTTCTTTTCCAGCGCATCCAGGCTCTTGTTGTAATGCTTAAGCTCTGCTTCCCCCGTTACTTCATATCCGAGGATGGCTATGAGCTCGTCAACTATTGCCATGGTGTGCGTTCCATTTCATACAATGCGACAGGACAGGTGGAGATGATTATGCGAGCAATTTTATTAGGCTGCTTTGTTGCATTGGCGACATTGCCTGCAACGGCCAAATCCAACGCCTACACCTGTTCGAATTTCGTCAACGACTTATCCGCGATTCGGGCGGGAAAGTCGGTCGATGACCCGCAAGTTGACGGGAGAATCACAATCACCATGGGCTATCTTATGGGTGCCTATGCCGTCGCCACCGGCAACGTCGCGTCCGAACAAACTGACGAAAAACTGTTGCGATACGAGAATGCCGTTTTGCAGACTTGCAAGACCAGCCCTGAACTCAAACCGACGGACGTGGCTTTCCGTGAAACCAAGGCGCTTCCCTACAAGGATGCGAAGTCCGATGCTACGAAGAGCAAATATCAGCAGATTTCGTTTACCGACTTGAAGCTCGATATCGGCGAGATGAAAGGAAAGATGGTCGAAGTTTCCGGCCGCTTGTCCTTGTTCGCGGACATGGCCATTCTGCAAAATCCCGACGACAAATTTAGCACCAACAACATCTATGTCGACACCAAGAAGCTGACGAGGGACGAGCGCAAAACCATGCTCACCCAATGTCAGCATGGCTGCACGGTGACGGTGAAGGGCAAGATCGCCACTGGCACGCTCATGCAGGAAGGCATAGCGGCCGATACGGTCGTCTTTTCCGATTAGGACTTCTCGGAGGCCTTCTCCTGCATCGCTCCCTTCAGGTCCAATGCTTCATGAGCGTCCATGACGTCACGCAAAGTGACCCACTCGCGCAAATCATGGATGGTATAGAGGGGAGGCTCTGAGAGGATTGGGCGCCAGAGAAAGAGATTGAGGTTCGGCGCGATGCGGGCGATCTGGTGGTCCGATAGTTGCTTGCCGCTTACTTTCGGACGCCACTCGCCAGGAGTGCGGAAAAAAAATCACCGAACTGCTCCCGGAGAACGAAGATCACCACCGGCATTACATCGCCCAGCTCGCCGGTGAAGTCATTGTCAAAGTCCACGTTCTCATAGTTGCCGTTCGGCCGGGCGATCATGGCCACCTCGACTATGTCCTTCACGAGGTTTGCCGTTTCGCGTGGATCAGACTTGCTGAAAATGTCCGAGAAAGCGGCGATTGCAGCGGCATTGGACTTTGCCTTCGCCTCTTCACTCGCGTTTTCACCTCTGCCCGCGAAGATTTCGCCGATGCGATCGATGGCCGGACCCAGCACCTTTGCGAGGCGCGCCTGAAGGATGATTGCATTCGTCGCCAGCATAGGCTCAGTCTTAAAGACACGTTTATTGATCTTCTTCTCGGCCATTTCTTATTCCTTGAGAACAATTGGTTACGCGGCGATGTTGAAACCCGCGATCAAGCCGCGGGGATCTCGGGCTTCCAATCGCCGGTGACGAGTACCCATTCACGGGCCGAGGCGTTGACACCCTTTTCGTCATTCGGTGCTGTCATGATAAAGCATTGGTCGGTCGACCCGCCTTCGTTGCTGTCCACATCAATGACGACAAACGGGAAACCGATCACGCGAACACCATCGGCGCGCTGACGCTGCAACTTCTGCATCAGGTTGCGATGCGTCGGTGAAGTATGCTGCAGGCGAATTGTAATGGTCGCACCGTTGTTGGCGGTCTGCGAAAAGATGCTCGAACCGTCGGCGCCCACCAGCATGGTGCCCACATCTGCCAAGGGCGCGATGACGATCGGATCGTCGCCGTCCCAGAGCCCGACAACGCGCTGACCATCGAGTGTCGCAGAGACGTTCTTCATGCTGTATGCGGAGGATTTTGCCATCGTTCAGTCTCCTTAGAACGTCATCTGCAGGTTAATGGTGGTGTAGTGGACGGCGCCCGCATAACGGAAGATGATCTGGATTTCCGGTGCGACACGAGCATGGCGCTGGCTCTCGGGAACATCGAACACTGACGGTATGATGAACCGAACCGCCGGCGAGTAGTTGCCGTTGGCATCGAGGTCATTGGCGATGATCCCGGCGCGGAAGGCGGAACGCATAACCTGGCGCGCACCAGAAACGAGGGTTTCAAGCCCCGCGTCCGTGTACGGGATGCGATCGTTGTTCAGCAGGATGTTGAGGGTTTCTTCCTCGGTTCGCGCTATCAACCAATCCGTCGCGTGAATCTCGTCAATGAATACGTTTGGCGTCAGCGTTGATCCTTCGACGACGAAGAAGCGCCCACCGATGTCGATATAGGTGTTTGCCATGTGGCCGGCCGTCAGCGATTGGCCAAGCGCCGGCGTGAAGCCAGTAATCGACTGGACTGCAGCCGAGTTCTTGTTGATCGGCGCGATGGTAGCGAGGCTCTTGAACTTCGCAGTATAGGCGCTGTCAGCCTCATCAAAATTGCGGGTGCCAAGTGCGGCCGCCAAAGCGATGTCGCAGTATTCGGTCGCATCGGTGTGATAGAATGTGGCCGTGCGGTCGGCAGTGCCCTTGTGGCGGGCCGAGATGCAGGTCGTGTTCGCCGGCGTTTCGTGGCCGACGTCATTCGACCCGATGATGGCCATCTTGTTCTTGGCCTGAACCCAAGTCACGAGCCCGTCGAGCTGCGCGGTATCGCGAAGAGCGGCGTCAATGGTGATCCAGTACCAGTCGGCGTCGGCATCATAGAGCGTGTCCAACTGGGTCTGAAGCTCTGCCGCGGTCGGGGAAACATCAATGGTAACGAAGCCCGCCTTTATCTGGATCGGGCGCGGTTCCTGGGCAAATGCCGCGAGAGCGGCCTTGTAGAACTCATCGCTTGGCGAGAAAGCTGCGGCCACCTCGTCCATCGACCCGGCAAGAAACGTGCGATGCGATGCGTCGAGCACGCCTGCCTTGGCGGTACCAGTCAGAAACAGCGGGACACCGAAGCCGCGCTTGCTGGCGAATGCGTCATTGCGGGACAGCGTAACATTGACCACCCGCGAGTATGGAAGCTTGGCCATACCTTGATCCTTTCAGATAAGCCCCAGCGGGCGATTTGAGGAAGTTGAGGCATCAGCCCCGGATAAATTCGAACGAGTATTCCTCGATCGTGTCGATGACGAAGCCGTCCTTGACCAGCCCACGCAAGAAGACATCCATTTGGGCGCGTGGCTCCCAACGGTTGTTGATCCAGTCCGGAACGTCGCGAATCTGGCTGATCTCGTGCGGGATCAGACCGGGCATCAACGGCTCGTTCATCTGGGTGAGATGAAAGGCAGTGCGAATCGGCCTCAGCACATCCGTCGGCGATGGTCCGTATGAGTGAACGGAGAACCTGAACTCAACCTCGATGACAGGCGTGGCGAGGATTTTGGTCTTGCCTTCGCCGTTCGGAACTCCCGTATCCGTGTAGACGTCTTCCTGCGCCCATTTGCGGACTTCGGCGACACCGGTCGGGTTGACCATGATGTATGGCAGCGCCGGATCATCTCCGCCCTGATAGGACTGAATGACGGTCTTGCCGGTAATTGAAGCAATCCAGTGCACCAGCGCAACGGTCACCTGGGCATCGGTCATTTCAGCAACCCAAGCGCGGCGCGATAGAAATCACCTTCGTCGCGATCACGCACGAACAGAACCCTGTGCTCCTTGCCTTTGTAGGTGATGACATCGTCGATCAGGATCTCCGAACGGCTCCATGCCAGATACTTGGCTTCTGTCCGGATGCCTTCCGGCATGTCCTTCAGTTCCCAGCCTGAAACCGGCTGTATCGTGGCGCTGATCGCGATCGAGGCCGGTGCGCCCGCTACCCACACGCCATCGGCGTTGTACGCGCCGGTGGCCTTGCGCGTACGCGTGACTGACACCGCGAAGGCATCTATCGCAATCCCGACGTCAAGCAGCATCAGTCATCTACCTTGTAGGTGATCGAGGCGCGCAAGCGGCCGGTGTCGATCAACGGATTATCGGAACCCTTGAGGGCGATTGTAACCGGCGAGTTCGGCGGAGATCGAAGCGCCGTAATTTCCTTCTGCACGTCGCCCTGCCCCATTATGCCGAGCTTGGTGACGACAGATTTCATATTGGTCGAACCAAGTAACACCGCCTTGGCTGCGCTGCGCATCGCCGAGCGGTAGTTTGAGCGGTTGTTGCGCATCGCATTGGTGAGGAACGGTCGTTCCGGTATCGGTCCGCCCCAACCGCCACCTGATGCTCCGCCTTTGGTGCCGAAGTGGTTCCAGACACCGATCTTGATGATTTCTCCGTCGGCGGCGCCCTTTGGAAGCCCGACTTTGACCTTTGACGGGCCGGACAGCCCTTGCGCGCTCAACGTCATGTGTCGGATGCGCTTGGCCTTGACCGTGAACATCAGACCGCAACAACCCCGCCGAAGCTGAGGCGCATGAGAGCGAGATAGCGCTGCCCGTAGACACTGGAAGCGTATCCACCGGTTATTCCTGCGGCACCGCCCACACCGGCATACTCGACCTCGACGTCACCGACCTTCATGCGCTTCACCGCGCCCGAGATCGTGCCACCGCCGACACCGCCACCTTTGGACCGCTGCGGCTCACCCTCCATGGCGAGCTTGTGCGCGGCCAGCAGCATTTGAGCTTGCGCCCGGTCTCGCTGAAGCCAGCCGTCACCGATCACACTGCTGGATTCGCCCAGAACCAGCGAAATCAGTGCATCCGACACGGGTGCGAATTCCGGATAGCGGGCCTTGAACATTTCAGCGCTCAAGGCGTTCGTCAGCGGCGAGATCGCAAGCGCCCCCAGGAACAGCGTCGAAACACTGCTGTCCGGGAATGTTATCTGGGCACTGTGATAGAAATTCCCGACCAGAGCGGACGTATCGCCTGGCGTCAGCGTGACCTTGAACACGCCCCCCGTCGCATCGGTGATCGAGCCAGCCTTGGATATCAGTGCCGTGCCGTATGGCGCTGCTGCTGCCTTCCACGTGATGGTGGCACCCGTCAGATTGATCGGCGTACCATCTTCATTCTTCGCCTGAACGTTGATGATCCGACTATCACCGGCAATAATCGAGATATCAGCCATTCCCGTTTCTCCGTGCAATGATCGTCGTCGACTGCCGAACAGCAATCACTGAAGAGGCATGAACCATACCCACAACACTCGAATCGTGATCCACCCCGACAATTGCATCTTCTCGGTCGGCAACGGCCACTACGCTCGACACCCGCGATCGGAACAACGGAGATGCAGCAGCTTTCGAAAGCTCGGCCGGTGCCCCTGCAATCAGAATGCCGGTATCGAGAGCCAGCAATCGGCGCCCGATATTGAGAGCCGCGACCGCACCGGCGATATCAATTGCGCCAGTATCGCCCTGCAAGCGCCGGCTCGTGCGCATCATCACAGGTGACCCTGTTACGACAATGCTGCCCTGGTTACCGATGAGCGTTCGACTGCGCTTCAGCGTTGCAGGCGAGGTGTTAATTATGATCGACTGGCCGTTGGCCGTGACCCGGCGACTGCGATTGACCTGGGCAGGTGTGCCCGACACAACCAAAGAGCCAGCAGATGCAGTCAGCCGGCGCGTGACGATCATTGTGGCCGAGGAGCCGGTGATCGTAAGAGCACCGCCCAGTGCTTGCAGTGAACCCGCCTGAGACTTGAGAAGCGTGGCTGCCGTGCCGTTGATCGCAACAGCGCCTGCTGATGCAACGAGCCGATGGGCAACCTTCAGGTTGGCGGTGGCCGTCGCAATCGCAATCGCCGCAGTCGTGGTCGCCAGTACGCGCGCGCGCCGGAGAGAAGCACTTGTGCCAGCAATGACAACAGCACCCGCAGAAGCAGCAATCTTGCGACCACGGTGAAGTTGAGCATTCGTCCCCGTGATGGATACGCTGCCGCCTGATGCGCCCAGCCTGTAGCCTTTATTCAAGCCCGCGGCGGCGCCCGTGATCGCCACGGCTCCCGCATTTGCGCTGATCTTGCGGCCTGAGACGATCAAACCCGCAGACGAGCCGCTGAGAACGATCGCTCCGCCGCTTGCCGTCAGCGGTGCAGCGCCTTTGCGGAGATTGGCGTTTGTACCCGCTATCGTCACAGTGCCGGCAGAGCACGTCAGAATGCGCGTGACCTTGATGGTGGTCGAGGTGCCCGCGATTGCGACTGTGCCGCCATTCGAAGTTAGTTTGCGTCCGGCTTTCAGGGCCGCCGACGTGCCGGCAATAGCCCCAGAACCGGCATTTGCAACGAGCGTGCGCCCAACCTTGAGATTGGCCGCTGTACCAGCAACTCCAACGGATCCACCGTTTGCAGTTAAACTATATCCGGTTGACGCTGCCTTGGCGGCCAGTTCGAGGAAGAACGTTCCGGCGAATTGAGTGCCTGAGCCGATGCTGTTCGTGTACTGCGGCAGCGGGATCGCTACATTCGCCCAGTTGATTGCTATGTGGAACTGACGACCGTCGGCGGGCAGATTAAAGGTGTTATCCGATAGCTCGGTCAGTCCCGAACCTGGAGCATTTGTTGATACCGAGACGTTATTCTGGACACCGATAAGTACAGTGCCGTTCTCGTCGTCAAGGAAACCTGATGAACTGCCAGTGAAGACAGTCGTGCTTTGCGTTACCGTCGTGAAGTGGCTCGGAGAAGCCTGAACCGCACCGTTGCGCCCTTGGCTCACATCGCAATCGAACTCAGCGACGTGCCAGACACAGCCCTGATGCGAAGTTCCGAACGTGATCGTAAGTGCGCCACTCGACGGGCTGGCGGCACTCGCGATCCAGACGCTTGCGCCGGACCAAGTGCCCTCAAGCGAACCTTCAGCGAGCTTCGTGAACGTCAAGCCAGCGCCTGAAATGCCGCTCGGCGCATTGTTATCGCCGACGTACATGCAGACAAGGATGATGGCCTTGTTGGCCGCTGGCGAGATGCTGGCGGTATTGTACGAGGTGCCAGTAGCGGTGCTGCCGCCCGTTGTCAGAAGGTTGGCGGTGATGGGGACTTTATTGCGCGGTGTCGTGCCCGTCGCTCGATCGAGCCGGAGATATGTCGCAATGGACATTAATCAACGCTCCAAATTTCGAACGCGAAACCTCCAAAAGCGTCGTTGGCGGTGGTGTTGTTCGGTCCGCCGTATTTCAAGCCAGTTGAGGCGACGAGCGTCTCAACCCCATATGCTGCATCCCATGTAAGCGATGCGCCAGGCGTCAGACCAGTGACGAGAAATTCAGCATCCACGCTGACCATGGCGGTGGCAACCGCGGTGTTTCCGAGAGATTGCGTCGGGGCCACACGCCCCTTGACCGTGGAGCCTTCGAGGACACCCAGCAGGATGCTCGGGAATGTCGTAGCGCCATGCAAGACACCATGCATCCGAACCAGAACATTCCCGCTGGCCGGCACCGTGAAGTTCAGCCGGAGATTGGTGGTATCGAGAGCGGTCATCGCCAATGCGGCGGTGGTGACCTTGTTTACTGCTGTCGTGGGGTCGTAAAGCTTGCCAGCGAGAAGCGCCATGATGCGACCTTACGTGATGGTCAGGATAGTGGCGCCAAAGTCCAGCGTGAAGCTTTCGCCGTCCGCCAATGTGATCGACGAGCCATAGTCCCAATAACCGATCAGGGCATCGGCCGGCGATGTTGTGGTGTCGTTGTAGAGCACCGCATAGCGGAACGGGCCTACAGAGCCGCCTGAAGCAGTGAAGACATTGTCGGTGGCGACAAGGGAACCCACGCCTCCGGTCTCTGTATAGCCTACCCCAGCAAGAGTGAGCCCGCCACCAGCGCCGCCAGTGTAACCGCCGCCCGTCGAGATTTGGGTGATATCAGAGAGCTGAACGTGCGTTGCCGCGTTTGGCGCTGCATTCGTCAGCGCAATCTTGAGCGTATCGGCGTTCAAATTGTGGTTCTTCTTGCCGAGCTGCTCGGCGAAGTCCTGATATTTGGTGAATGACGACGTTGGCATATCGGCTCCTGATTATTCTTCGGACGCGTCCGGCTTCTTGCCCTTCGGCTTGCTTTCTTTTTCGGCCGCAACCTCTTCGATCGCACCGGCGCGCAGCCAGGCTTTGACGACGTCATTGCCGCTGACGATATCCCAGTTGTTGACCTCGACAGTCTTGCCGGCGCGGATCACAGGACCCTGCGGCAGACGAAGATCCGTATCGTGGTTGGATTTGATGACAGTCATGACGACACCTCGTGAGTGGACGAGCGCGGCAAGTGATCCGCCGCGCCCGAGGGATTATTCGGCCAGCTTGGCGTCGATCAGCTCTTTCAGCTTGTCGGTCGAGATGTTCTTGGCGTAGTCGATGCCAAGTTCATCGGCCTGCTTCTTGAGATCATCCCGAGAAGAGTCCGACTTCTGCGCGGCCGCCGTCAGTCGGGCGATTTCCGAGTCCCGGTCGGCGAGCTCGGCCTTAAGCGCGGCAAGCGCATCGTCGGGAGCGACGGTGCTCGATGCCTCCGGATTGGCCTTGTACGAGCCCGAGACTTCGAACCACTGCGTGGCCTCGATGTGCTCCTTCTCGCGGGCGTAGACGTCGACCTCGACGGTTTCACCAGCTTCGATGAGCACTGGGCCATTGACGGTGTTGACACCGCGCGGGCCCTTCTGGGTGTTGGTGATCTTCATGACAAACCCTCCTTAAATGCCGTCGAGATAACGGACAGACTTAGGACGGCGAACGTCGACGCCACCCAGACGCATGATTCCGGGAACGTCGAACTTCAGCGGCCCGGTCTGCCAGACTGGCAGGAAGCGGAACGACATCGGAATGTGCATTTTCAGCACTTCCGGCGACCGGCGATAAGCAACCATGCGTTTGGTGCTGCCGGCACCAGCCGCATCGAGATAGCCGAACAGGCCGCTAATGGTCAGCGGCTGGCGCCTGGTGCGGGTGTAGATGTTGTTCCGCTCGATCCATTCGAGGATCGTGGTCTGATTGACCGCATCGATCCGGCGGGTGGAAAGGTCCAACAACACTGAGTAGGGCAGAAGCAGCGTATCGGCGATTTCAGCGCCGAGCGTGCCTGTAAAGATACCCGTCAGAACGCCATTGATATCCCGAAGGATCTGGTCAGGGGTCTTGGTGGAGAAGGTTGTAGTTGAACCCGTACCGTCGGCCGGCGCAGTCGTTGCCGTGACAGTGGCGTTGTTGACCAATCCCGAATAGCCCTTGCCGGTATCACCGACAAAGCTGACAACATCGATTTTTTCTTCAGCGATACGGCGTGCCGCAGAAGCCTTTTCGGGATTGAGGTTCATGCCAAGAAGCTGGGCTGTGCCGAGTTCTTCAAGGTTATAGCCGTACCCGATGGCAGCCATGCTGACGGACGTTTCCAATTTGTCACGGGTCAGTTCAACCTTTGGCACGTCATGGGCATTGCCATTGAACCATTCTGCCCGACCGACAGAATCCATCGAGAAGTACGTGACGGACTGAATCCATTCGGGTGCACTGTAGTCGACCGGGATCAGGGAAGAATACTGTATCTCCTGATACTGCATCGCGTAGACGGTTGGTTCGATCAGCGAGGCCTGACGGATGAGAAAGCTCATCGCGACCTGCTGAGCGTCGTTCATGTTAATTGCGTTCATTGGAGGTCGCTCCTGTTAGCCGAGACGAAGCGCTGCGAGACCGGCACCGGAAGTGCTGGTATCCCATTGAGCGCCCGCGATGAGGGTGTTTCCGGAAGCGACGTTCGTGAGAACACCGGTTGCCGGGACGTAGTAGACGGGATCGCCGACGGCGACCGCGACCGAGGCCTGTGCAACAATGACGCCCTTTTTCATGACGGCGACGTTGTCGAACTGCTCGTATTTTCCGGTTGGACGGGTCGTGTCGAGAACGGCGATACCGCAGAACTTGACGGTAATCTCCGAATCCACGACCTGATTATCGGCCGTACCCTGAACCGCGACCTTGCCGAAACCGATGCCTTCAACGTCTTCCGCCAGGCGGGTGACGACGTCGGAAGGCTCCATGTTGAGGACCATGCCCTCAACCCAACGCGCGTGTGTGGCGTTATAAGTGGTCTGAATTGCGGGCATTACGCTGCTCCTTTCGTGGGTGTTTTCCATGCATCCCGGAGACGGGCTTCCATAGCGGCATGAGCTGTGCTCGCATCGTTGGTGCCGTCCGTCTTGAGACCGCCCTGCACGACAGTGCGGAAGGGATCGCCCGGGTTCTTGGCGGCATCCTCGGCGAGAATGTCGAAGCGGGCGTCGACATAGGCCTCGGCCTTGTCCTTGACGGCTTCGTCACCCAGCTTGGCGGCGACAACAGCCTTACGGATGGCTGCATCGGTCAGGCCGTCGGTCTTGACGTCCTTAGCAATGGCCTTGGCTGTGGTGATCAGGTCCGCACGGTCCTGAACGCGCTTGTCGAGCGCAGCAGCGTCGAGCACCTTGCCCTTGAGGTCGTCGATCTCGGCGTCCTTCTTCGCGAGCTGCGCATCCTTGTCGGCAACGAGCTTGGCATGATCGGAATCTGCCTTTGCCTGAGCCGAATGGGCGTCGGTAATCTGCTTGTTGAGGTTGTCGATCGTGCGCTGCACGATCTGGGCGTCCTTGTCGGCCAACTCGACCGAGAGGCCGTCAACAGTAATGGTCCTGGTCGTCATTGACCTGTTTCCTTTCGTTTCTTCGTCGGAAGTGATCGGGGTGATGCCCCATGCGTGCGCACCGTCGCCGATGCGAACCTGCTTGCCGGCGCGGCCGCGCTGCACGATGGCAACGTGGTTGATCCGGATGTTCTTCTGAATGGCGTCGTAGGCCTCGCCGCTTGGCGTGGTGCCGGCGGTGAAATCGAGGTCGCAGGTGTAGCCAGCGCTCAGTTCCTGCTTGCCGCCCTCAATGTCGTTGATCGCTGTCTCATCGCTGACCATCAGCGGGACACGGATAAAGATGCCCTCGCCCGCGATTTCGTCGCCGGTCTGACCGACTGCAACGTCCTTCCAGGTCTTCGAGGTGACCAGTTCGCTCGGATGATCATTCGTCACCGGTCGATGGGCCGCGCTCTTAAGTGTCTCATCAGAGAACACCTCTGAGCCCGGCCGATAGACCCGGACAAGTGGCATTGCCGGCTTGCCGACCTCGGAGCCGAGATACGTCTGGATACCAGTGCGCGCGATGCGTGCGTCGGCGACAAGATAGCCGTCATCTCGCCGGCGCGTTCCCGCGACGGTCACAGCATCTGTGAATTGCATGGGAATCTCGCTATAGGGGAGTGGGTATCGGGGGTTAGCAGATGTTGAAAATCGTAGTCTTCACAGCTTCTTTCGCTGTGTTCGTCGTTTGCTTTTGGTTTTATTGGGCTTTTTACTCGGACGATTTGGCATATCGCGCGGTAGGGCACATTAATGCTTTGAACCAAGCCGGGACATGGGGTGACTCATTTGGTGGTTTCAACGCATTGTTGGGAGCTTTGGGCTTTACTGGCGTCCTCGCCACGCTACTCCTCCAAGGTCAGGCTCTACTCGTTCAACAGAAAGACCTTCATAAACAGCGTTTTGAGCAAACTTTTTTTGAGTTACTGCGCATGATAAGAGAGGCCCGTGAACAAATCAGATTCAGACACTCGCGGACCTATCAAGGACTGTTTCCGAAGGAAGATGGAAGTACACTTTCCGGCAATCACGCATTTCGGGCGGCGTATAAAGAATTGAGTTATTGGGTATATCTCGCCAATAAAAACGGAACGGAAATCAACAAAGATACATTGGGAAAATTCTATGCTGAACATGTGCACTCAAGATACGAGAGCACTTTGGGCGCATACTATCGCTTAATTTACGGCGCATTAGATCGTGTCCGGAACGACTCCTATCTCTCCGAAAAGGAGAAAGATGATTTGGGCAATCTCATCCGCAGTCAATTTACAAGCTTCGAGGCATTAATTGCCGGCTGCAATGCGTTGAACGATTTTGCTAAAGATTTCGACACGATAGTAGTGCGCTTCCGGTTATTAAAGTATGCTCGACGAGGCGAGGTTTACGATGCGTTACGAAAGCTCTATCCTCGAGAAGCGTTTTTGGGCCGCGACGAAGTAGATGTCGCACCCGACGCCGACACCCGAGATGATGACGACCTCGCAGATTGATTGAAACCAGCAACATCAATGCAACAGACCGTATGACCGCAGAACAATTCCGCGAACTCAAACAGCTGATTCTGAACCTCGCCGTTCGCGTCGAGGCTATCGAATTGCATCTGCGGCGTCAGGACGAAATCGCCGATCACCGGCATTCCCAACTCTACCAATGGTGCGCGCCGGACAACTACAAGATCAAGGTCGAGCGGATCGCTGGCACGCTTGACGTCGGCATTCCAGACGACGTCAGAAAGTTCTTCCCCAAGAACTAGAACTTGACGATGCCCCGTGCCACACAGCGGCAGTTGATCGGCTGTCCAGGCGGCAATCCGCCCTCAGCCCCCGTGGCCTCACCGTACCTGTATTCATGGCCGTCCAGCGACCTATGCAGCGGCCGCACGCGCTCATCATGCGAAGTCATCCACTCGTAGGACGTCACGCCTGCCTGAACGTGTCTAATGCGGTTCAGATCGCTGTTCAGTTTCGATATCTGATCCCGCGCGATCAGTTTCGCCCGGCGATCGGACAATGCGAACTGCTCGGTCAATTCTTTTCGCAGCACAGTCGCTGAGCGGCCGTTGATCACCGCATCCAGCACACTGCCCTTGAGCCGCTTCGCAGTATCCTCGAGCAGGCCCTTGATCAGCCCGACATTTCGGGCCGTGGCAGCTTCGAGATAATCGCTCAGGTCTTCCTGCCGAACGACTGCAGCGAGATCGATGCCGAGCACCCGTTTTGCCGAAGCCATGAAGTTATCGGTATGCCGCCTTGCTTCCAAGTTGAGAATCCGGCGCACCATGGCGGATGCACTGGCCGTCAATCTGCTGGTGATGATATCCAGCGTCGTGAAGTCATGCTCGGTCATGTCGACCGTCATTCGCTTGGCCGCCGCAACCTCACGCTCGGCGATCGGCAGGATCATTTCCCGAACTTGTGTCGCCATTTCCCGCAAGGAAGCCCGTAGGGCCTTGAGGTATGCTGTCTCGGCCGCAACACTGCCGCTTATCGGCGGAAGCGTTACAGAGGCTCCCTTGGGGCGTTTGGCCAGCGACGCCAGCTTATAGCGCACCATCAGTCGGTCTGCTGGCTATTCGGATCGGTGTTGTCATCTTCCTCACCACCCAAATCAGGATCGAAGTCATCGCCAGTGTCGGCAACGACCTGGTCAAGACCCGGATAGAAGGAGGACTCCACCAACTGCGTGGTAACAACCGTGCGGAGCTCCTGCCCCATGAAAATGCCACTGTCGACCAACGTCTTCGCAGTCTCGGCGTTCATCTTGCCGATCTCGGCGAGCTGCTTCTCGCTCATCTGCTCAAGCGGCGCCCAGCTGTAGAACACTTCCTCGGGGCGGGCACCGAGCGCAGAGCGCATCAGGCACTCGTCCAGACGATGAATGGCCGGTGTGATCTCCATGTTCTGCATCGACGAGATACGATCATGATAGTTTTTCATATCGCTTTCGCCGGTGGCGCTCATGCCGGCCGGAGATTGGCCGAGGAGACGCGTTACCGGGATATCCGCAGCACCCGACACCATCTGCAGGAACGTCTGCATGACCTCGGGCAGCGTAGAAAAGCTGATCGTCTTGCGCTCATATTCCTCACTGGCATCCATGACCAGGGCGCGGTTGATACCCTTCATGGTGGCCGCGAGGCTAAAGCGCCTGATAATGCGCGCCTCGTAGTCTGGATCAGCAAGGCTGGACATGAAATCCGGCGTCTTGAACACATCCACGTTGGCTTCGAACACAAGGCTGGCGATATTCGCCGCGGTGGAGTCAGCCTGTTTCATGGCAGTGATGACCGAATCCAGCGCGCTATCACCCCAGCCGGTATTCACACCAGCAAGCAGCGGATCAGGATGGGCATTACCGACGAAGATGCAAAGCCGCGAAGGATGGATGCGAAGAAACGTGGTCGCGCCGGTCACCTCGTACCATGAAGGCTTGCCAAACCATTCTGCAGTGACATCCTGCTCGATCGGCCCGGCAGTGATATCGCGGCGGTTGAGCACGGTCAGGTATTTGATGCCACCCTTCTTGATGCGCTCGATGTCGAGAGGCTCGGTAAGGTCAGGGTCGCCGGTCCCAATGAACAGGGCAGCGCCGCCCCACAGGCGAGCCTTGATCTGGACCTCATAGAGCTTCTGCCAGAAGCCGAGACGCTTTTCTTCGGCTTCGATTATTCCGATCTGCTTCTGGTCCGCCTGCCAGTCCCTGCCCTTGCGGACAGCGTCCTGTGCCGGGATATCCACGATCTTGCGACCGAGCCAGGTGAAGCGATAGGCGTTAAGCAACTCCAGGTCAGTCAGGCACTGGCCGCTATAAAAGGCGGTAGCCATCTTGTCGCGCAGAGGATCATTCAACCCGGCGACGAGTGACGTCAGACCATCGGTCTTGAGCTTCACGACTTCACCCATTGCGGTTTGGCTTTCTGAGGCTCGGCGGGTTCTGGATCACATGCTTGACGATGGAAGGCGCAGTCTTCACCACACCCTTCAGTCCTTGCTTGCGCGCCTCTGCCAGCATGCGCCGGCGCTGTTCGCAGGAAGAGCAAGCCATCAGTCATCCTCAAAGGTTGTCGAGTGTGTAATTCGAGCCGCCGCATATCTCGTCGACCGCATCGATGAACGGGTCGATCTGATCGTCGAACGAGCCATCTGGAAACGCGGCGTACTCGGATATGAATGTTTGCTTCCACGGCGCTGACTTCGGGAGCACCACCATGCCGGAGGCGACCGCGGGCACCACGTCGAGCGCGCGGGTGTATTTGTCCTTGTCACGCTGCAGGGCGATGACCGGTATCGACTTCCGCTTCACGGTCTGGATAAGTCCGGTACCGGAGACCTTGTCTTCCACCACCATCTTGCGCAGGCTGCCGTATCTCGCAGCATCCATGCCCTTGGCCTTGGCCCAGAAGGTGAGTGCGGTCTTTTCCAGTTCCGGCGCTTCGAAGCGGCCGCGCACCAGATCGATCAGGTAGGCCTTGTTGTCGAACCCGGCTCCCCAGTGCTCAAAGACCGAATAATCGTTGCGCTCTTTCGTCTTCTGCGCTGTATCGACGTAGATGGCCCGCCATTTCAGTTTCGGCAGTTCATCGTATTCGCCGAGCGCTTCGGTCTTGAACAGGTTACCGCCGGCAACGACAGGATCCTGACCGTACTGGCCCGCATAGACCTGCATCGCGCTCTGCAAAACCTTGATCTGTTCAAGATTGTGCTTCTCGCCCCATAGCGGCCCGTCGGGCAGCCCGTGCGGTATGACGGTCACATCACCCGGCGGCGGCTCCATCGCTCCATCGATGAGGACGGGAAGCCGCAGCACATGCCAGTGCTCGCCGGAGTTCTCCATCAGGTGCGCGGCAAAGTCGTCGACATGCAAGCGCTGCATGATCACGACGACCGGCACATCCTCATGTGCGAGACGAGACCGGAAAGTATTTTCCCAACGCTCGTTGATGAACTTGCGCGTCGTGTCTGAACTCGCATCGTCCGGCTTGAGCGGATCGTCGATCACCAGTGCGCCGGTGCAGCATCCATGCCCTTGGCCTTGGCCCAGAAGGTGAGTGCGGTCTTTTCCAGTTCCGGCGCTTCGAAGCGGCCGCGCACCAGATCGATCAGGTAGGCCTTGTTGTCGAACCCGGCTCCCCAGTGCTCAAAGACCGAATAATCGTTGCGCTCTTTCGTCTTCTGCGCTGTATCGACGTAGATGGCCCGCCATTTCAGTTTCGGCAGTTCATCGTATTCGCCGAGCGCTTCGGTCTTGAACAGGTTACCGCCGGCAACGACAGGATCCTGACCGTACTGGCCCGCATAGACCTGCATCGCGCTCTGCAAAACCTTGATCTGTTCAAGATTGTGCTTCTCGCCCCATAGCGGCCCGTCGGGCAGCCCGTGCGGTATGACGGTCACATCACCCGGCGGCGGCTCCATCGCTCCATCGATGAGGACGGGAAGCCGCAGCACATGCCAGTGCTCGCCGGAGTTCTCCATCAGGTGCGCGGCAAAGTCGTCGACATGCAAGCGCTGCATGATCACGACGACCGGCACATCCTCATGTGCGAGACGAGACCGGAAAGTATTTTCCCAACGCTCGTTGATGAACTTGCGCGTCGTGTCTGAACTCGCATCGTCCGGCTTGAGCGGATCGTCGATCACCAGTGCGCCGGTAAAGCCCGGTTCAGCAAGGATACCAGCACGAAAGCCGGTTATCGGCTCGCCAGAAGCCGCGGCGCGCAGATGGCCACCATCCGTGGTGCGCCACAGCCCTTTGGCGTTGGTCTCCAGCCGCATCCGGATCGGCCAGTTGGCCTGGTAGCCATCGAGACCGATGACATCCTTGACCTTCGACGAGTTATCCAGCGCCAGCGCTTGCGCGTAGCTGGCATGAATGAACCTCGATCGAGGATTGATGGCAAAGCCGCGGGCGATGAAGTTGACCACTGCGAGCTCGGTCTTGCCATACCCCGGCGGGATATTGATGATCAGCCGCTTGATCTGGCAGGTGAGAACCTTGTCGATCGTATCGCAGAACACCGGATGGAAAGGTGCGATCGAAAACGGCTGTCCTTCCTTCTCCAGAAAGAACTTCTTCGTAAAGGCTAGATGCGAGGCGAGCAGCGTGACCTTCTCAGCCTTGCGCTCTTCCTCAGTCTTCCGGCTCTCCCGCTCCGTCCTGATCGCCTTCAGCAATTCCAATCTGGACAAGTGCACGTTCAAGAACTTCAAGCTCCTGTTCAGTCATGCCCTTGAGGCGGGTGATGTCGGCAATCTGTACCGGTCCGCCCTTGGGTCCAGTATGTGCAACTGCAGCCAGCCGGGCATGCATGTAGGGTGCAGCGTCCTTGGCGAACGATGCTGCGCCGGCCAAATCTTCTTTTTTGACGCATTCGTTCATTGCCATCAGCATGACCTCCAGAGGCGTTAAGCCTTCGGCCGATGCCTTATCCGCAATTGCGCGCGTTCGCTTTGTAGAGGCACCTGGCTTACGCCCAGCCCCTATTCTTTTGCCACCACGCGCCACGATGATTACCTTTGATTTTTTTCAATCCGAAACCGGAATCGCCCTAGTGAGGCACGACCCCAGCACGAGCCAGCACAGCAGCCTGGCTAGCACTATCCAATGATGCTGTGACGCTTTCCATGATCGGCCTTGCGACGATTCGAGCCCCTGCCGTGGTGAAGTGTCCGAAATCCCATGAGATGATATCGGACGCTTTCCCTGGTATTCGAGCAAGGCAACCCTGATCGTTGCATAATACATCAGTCAGGGAGAAATAACGGGTGCCATTTTCTGAGGCCAGATGCCTGATCTGCCCGTCGACATGCTCATTCTGCTTCGTCGGAAGATCGGCAATCCTCTCTGGGATATGCGATCTATCTGCGTTCCACAGATCGAAGAGAACATCGGGCAGGTTTTTCGGATACTCGGGGAATTGACCGATGAGGACGACGTTGCTGCCGATTTGATGCAGCGCGTCGATTGATGCGCGCAGGCCATCGGCGTACTGGCCGGAAGCCCAGTCACTAGAATATCCGGCCCATCGAGCATAGATCAAAACCACATCGGGACGGGATTTGGCAAGGCGCTGGATTACCTTCGCCGTCATCGCATTGCAATAAGGATCGGAACTTCCTCCGGGCGGGCAGTTGCTGACGCTGAATTGAGCAATTTCGATACCTGCGCCAGCCTCGGCGCGTAGCCCCGGGTAAAGGCGGGCGCTGTAAGAATCTCCCCAGATCGCGACCTTCTTCGATAAGGGACTGAACCTATCGCACTCATCGCCAAAGTCGTTGGTGCCGTCCGCCTTTATGAACCAGCACGACCCCTCGCGAGCGTCCGTTACGTAGTCGTATTTCGAGTAGGCGAGGATCTTGTTGATGTCGCTCGAATACCATAACGAGCGCAGGTCGAAATAGGACGTCAGCGCGAAGACAACGCCCAAGGCGCACATGGTCGGGAATAGGTGTGAGAACGCGGTTTTCAGGCTCTGCCGCTGAACGCGACGCTCGAGGAGCAGATAAGTAGCTGCTGCCAAGCCGACGCTGATCCCAACAAGGTATGCCATTTGGAGCGCGGTGGGGGCGCCGATCGCGATCCGTGCAAGAGAGAAGACTGGCCAATGCCAGAGATACAGCGGGTAGCTGATCAGGCCTAGGCCAACGAAAGCTGGACTGGATAGGATGGTTCGATTGAATGCGGCGCCGTTTCCTGCGGCGATAATAGCGCATGTGCCGACTACCGGGAGTAGTGCCGCGGGACCAGGGAAGAACAAATCGCTGCGCTGAAAAACGGCTGAAAGGCCTATGAGTAGCAATCCTCCAGCGGCAATGATCTCCCCGCGCTTCAGATTTCTGGTTGGCAACACCGCGAGGAGGCTCCCGGCTGACAGTTCCCATGCCCTGCTCAGTGGGGAAAAGAACGCAGCGGTAGGAGACCAATTGGTGGCGTAGACGCTGTAGAGTAGCGAGATGATCGTAATGCCGCAGAATACGGTGACCATCGTCTTTCGTTTGCGGAATATGAGCGCGACCAAAGCGGGCCAGAGGATATAGAACTGCTCCTCGATGCCCAGGCTCCAGAGGTGGAGCAGCGGCTTGGTTTCCGAGGCTGCATCAAAATATCCCGCCTCGTGCCAAAAGATGAGGTTGGGGATGAATAGTGCAGCCGCAACGCCATGCCTGCCCAACATCTGAAGCTGCGCCGTCGATAGGACAGCCAAAGACGCGATCGCAGTCGCTGCGAGGACAAGGCACAGTGCCGGGTAGATCCTCCTGACGCGTCGGCCGTAGAAGGCTGATAGACTGAATGTCCCGCTTTCCAAGCTTTTTACGATGATTCCGGTGATGAGAAAGCCGGAAATGACAAAGAAAATATCTACGCCGACAAACCCGCCTGGCAACGCGCCCGGGAAGGCGTGAAAAATCACGACGATACCTACGGCTACGGCGCGCAGTCCGTCAATCTCTGGGCGATATTGGGGCTGCATTCAATCAGTCGCATCGTTTCATGAAGGATAGTCGCCTGGTTGCGACCAAAACCTCATAGCCGTTTACCAAACTGATTTCAAGGAACATCCCCGCCGCTCCCCGGGCGCTTCGGTGCGCGGGGAGTGCGCTGTCGTCGTGCCGCCTACCATCCATTCGAGCGAGGCGAAACCCTCATCGCCCGTCAATGTGAGGATCGTCGAATACGAAATGTGATCGCGCGGGTTCTCGCCGACAGACTGCAACCACCTGACTTGCGCCGTGATGGCCTCGACCTCGAGGTCGTTGACGCCCTCGAACACGTTCCCATTCATCGGGATGCCGTTGCTGTGCTGCACATGGTGGACGAGCTCGTGCACCAGAACACACTGGTCGTATCGGCATCCCTGACGCCAGCGCTTCAGCGTTATCACCGGCATCCACTGAACCGAGAACCGGCCCCGCGGCTCCATGTCAGGATCGATGTGGATGAAAGGCAGAAACTCAGGCCGAGGATACTTGAGGAGATCAGCACCGAAGTGCATGAACTCCAGCGCCAGATCGTACATGGTTATTTGGCCTTCGCCGGCATCTTTGCAACGGGTCGGTCAGGCTTTGGAAATGCTCCAGCCGCGCCGGAAGACAACAGCACGCCGATTGCAGCAAGGAATGCGCGTCGGTTCATACTGTCTCTCCAAATGAGAAACCCCGCACTGGGCGGGGCTATTGGCTATCAAGACGCACCGTAATCGGCCCTTATCAAGGGAGGATGTCTACGCGGGCTTTTCCCATCCATTTAACCGACTGGCCCATGACCTGGCGTCGTCCTGCCATGGGTTCGACCGACGCTGCCGCCGTCCTGATTATGCCGCCTGCTTCTTGAGCATTGCTGCCCGGCGCTGGCGTCTCTGTTCATTGCGCTTTTCGGCCCAACTGAAATCGTTCTTGGCACCTGCGATGATCGGCTGGAAGGCTTCGTCGTCGGCCCAGGAGATCACACCGTTCGTTCGGCGGGGTTCTCTGATCTTATCTGCAAAGTATGCGATTTCGGGGTCGTCAGGCAACTCCCCGAATTCAGCCATATCGTTATTCTGCAATGGCTTGCGAAAGAGTTTGAATATAATTTCTGAGACAGCGCGGTCTTTTCGGCGCCGCCCGGTCTCGGGATGGATGCCCCACTTGAAGCAACTGTCCTTGAAATACCGACGACCCGACGCATGGCAGAAAGCCCATTCCGAGAGGCTCATGCGATTGTTGGCATTTGAGACCAGCGCGAGCCAACTCAGTGCCTCATCCGCTTCCGACACCTGCCGAGCGGTGGGCTGGCGGGCAAGGCTGTCCCAAAACTCCTTGCGCTCCTCGGCAAGTCGCTCACTGCCCCAGCCGTTCTTGTCAACCTGGTCATGGAGATAGGGGAGCGACATGGATTTCATCGCCGTCGGCCCCACGCTGCCATAACTGCGCAGCGCGATCTCGTAGGCCTCGATCAGGCGCTCTGCGATATCACCCTCGGTCAAGGAATCCTCCGTCTGTCGTCAAGTAGGTCAAGTTGGTCGGAATTAGGGCCGAAGCGGCGATACAGGCGTTCATAAACCATGCCGCCCAAGGCATGCCTCTGTGATACCACACCGGACAAATCATGGGTGATGAACTGCAATTCACCCACAGGCATTGCGTCCCATGTCTCGAGCCAATCGCCCGTGCGATTTTCAACGATACTGCGGCAAGCTCGGATCATATCGGATGCCATCCACAGACCCACCTCGTCGAGCAGCAGCTTGTTATTGGCGGTCTCGGCCAGCGTTGAAAGTACGAGCCGCAAGTGCCCCTCGCCGAAGCGCCGAGCAATTCGCTCCAAGGTGGCCACAGCACGGGTTTCACCGAGCTCCGGATATCTGCGCCCGTCGATCAGTGTCACGCCGTACTCGGCCGCTATGGAGGCGACGCGTTCTGTCATGTGGACAACGCCTTCAACAATCTGGAGTGGCGATCGATATCCTGGTTGATCTGCGGCAACTCGTCGTTCCGAGCGGTGCGTAGGCGCCGGCATTCGCGGTCCTGCTGGTAGCGCAATTCGTTGACGAGCCATTCGCAGTCGGCAGCATCGAGTACGACGGCGTGCTTCAAAGGCTTAGTCATTGCTGCCACGCCTCCGGAAGCACCATGCAACCCCAAGGATCACCAACGCATATGTGAGAATGTCGAAGGAGGTCATGCCTTTGCCCTTTCCTTCCGCTCGATCTTCACCTCGCGCCCTTTGACGTAGATCGCGCCCCACTGCTTCTCTGCCTCAGATATGGCCGTGGGGAGCGTTTCGCCGTCTCGCCGGTATGTCCCGTTGATGTGACTGATGACGTGAGCCTGTGCGGCTATCAGGGCCTCGTTGCGGTCTGTGTAGACCTTGGGGTTCTTCCCATCCATGATCGGCCATGGCTTTGCATCGTGCGAAAAGCGACACATGGCATGATATCCAAGCGGGACCGGTACGACATAAGCTGCAACGCAGTTCATAGGAGTGCCATCGGGTTGGAGATTGCTTCGCGGCGGATGAGCTCGCTTTCGCCAGCGCTGCCGGTTTCATAGAAGGTTGTGGTCGGACCGTCCCAGCCCATCTCAACTTCGGCCGGCCAGTTGGCTTCACGCGAGAGTGCCAGCACGAGCTTTGCCTTGTTCTTCTGATCGTTGACCATCTCCTCCCAGAGTAGGTGAAGATCCGAATGCTCGGATGGCTCGTGCTCCTTAAGAAATACGAAGGGACGGAACGGAATGATCACGTGGTCAGCATCGCGCTCGACCGCTCCGATCAGATCGGTGTAGCGGGGGCGTCGATTGAGGATGGATTGCAGGAATTTCTCGTTGAGCGGCCCACGGTTCTCGTTGAACACATTCTTCTTCAACTGTGCACAGCCGAGGACGGGGCAATCCAGTTCGCGCGCGAGCTGCTTTAGCTTCATGGTTACCACCTGGCCGAATTCCCAATCCGCCAAACTCTTCTCGCTCTTGGTGCGATCGATCAGCCCGATGTGGTCGACGACAATAAGGCCTTTTCCTTTGCGCTGGACGAAGGCTCGAGCCCTTTCCATCACCAGATCGAGCGTTAACCGGTTCTCTTGGATGTAGAAAGGCCTGTCCCGGTTAGCATTGCGGAACTGCATCAGCCTTTCATAGTCAGCCTCGACGACCTTGCCGCGCTTTTGACGATTGACCGATATCTTGGTGTCACGGCTGGATTCGCGCATGGCGAGTTCCATTGCCGTCATCTCACCCGAATACATCCACACCGGGAACCCGTCGATTGCTGCACCCATGGCAATCTGACCGGCCAAGGCTGACTTGCCCTGCTTGGTGGCGCCGCCGAGGATGATCAATTGGCCGCCGCAAAGCGGCCCTATGAGGCGTTCCAATGGTGGAAGGCGGTAGCTGACGCCGACAGTCTTCTTGCCGCTGTACGCCTGACTGGTGGCTGCTAGGGCATCATCACACGCTTCACCGAACGAAGTCGCGCCATAGATCGTGTCTTCATCCGACAAAGCGGTGGTGATTGCCGAGATCGCCTGCTCGCCGAGTTCCTTCGGGCTCACATTGGGCGCGCGATTCCGCACTGCCCTTATGAGATCCTCTGCACCATTGATCAGCGATCGATCGACAGCGAGATCGTAAATCTCGTTGGCATAGGTCGGCGCCATCATTGCCGGCATGGCCTCGGCCGCGAGACGGGCGAGGTATTGGGAGACTGTAAGCCCACCCACCTTCGCATTCTCATCAAGGTACGACTTGATCGTTATTGGACTCGCTATCTTGCCGGCGCGGATCATCTTCGATGCGTTGTCGTAGATCGCCTTATGCAGCGGCTCATAAAAATGTTCGGGGAGGAGTTGCCCAGAGATAAGACCGAACGCCTCGTTATTGATCAGGAGTGCGCCGAGGAGAAGCTGCTCGACCTCGATGTTGCAAATCTCGCTCATGCTGCTGCCTCAAACAAGTCTGTCGGGAATGGTCCGCCCCACTGGTCGGCCATCGCCTCGGCAATGCCGGAGAAGAAACGGGAGCGCTCGCGCCAACGATCGGGACCGGGCGAAGCACGATGAACGCGCGCCTCGCGGCCCTCGACGATGTTGGTGGGCGTCAAGGTCGGTAGGTTCTTGAGCCAAAAGCAGGTGCGCTTTGTCTCGCCATGGCCGAACTGCCACGGCTGCACCGATTGGGCCGGCTCCTGATAGTTCTCGATCAGTGCCTTGGCATGGCGATGCATTATGGGGTTCTCGACGCATATGCGGTCGATCGGCGCGTTCCAGAACGTTGAGAAGAGCGCTGCGCCTTCGCGGAGCTCTTCTTGCATCTGATCGGCAGTCTTCCCCGGCGGCGGTACTGAAAGCCAGCGAACGCCGGAATTGCACAGGCGGGTGCATGGCGGGTGCGCGACCATAAGCAAATCCCAGCCATCATTCAGGATGTCGCGAGCATCGCCGACTATATGTTTGTTGCTGCGATCATCGGCCGGCAGCAGATCGCATGACCATGCATCATGACCACGCGCGGCAAATGCCCGACGCACTGTGCCGGAAAACTCGCAGGCGACGAGAACGCGAAGCTCTTTCATGCCGCCACCGCCAGGTCGAGTTTCTTCTGTCTGGTTTTGGTGAGGCGTTGTTCTTTCTTCTTACGTCGGCTGCTTTCCAACGCATCGATGCCGCCAACCAAAGCCCAGAACATTATGCCGAGTGCATCAGCCTCGTTATCGTTTTTTGGATGAAGACCTCGCTCCGAACATACGCGCATAACCTTATCTTTAAGCCACTTGCGACGGGCTTCCGTCCTCGCGGCATCATCTTTAAGGCCAGCACCTACCTCTTTGGGCGCTCTCGTGCACTTGATGAAGGATTCGCGCCAGCTGTCCACCGGACACGTAATGGGAGGCGGAAGCTTCTTGCGAACACACATCATTTCCAGCACGACCAGCCACATAGCGGCCATGCGGCGCCCCGCCTCACTCTTTTGCGAACCGTATGACTCGCCTTCGAGAATTATTTGAAGTTCGTCTTCTTCAATTCCACGCTCTCGCCGAAGAGCGTTGAAATTTTCCCAGAGATTCCAGGCGAATTGTCCGCGGAGGCAGCACTTCTTGCCGTCGATGTCTTTTTCAAGATCCCACGTTCCATAGAAAAGCTGATCCTCTCGCTTGTAGGGCTCTGCACGCTCGGGCAACAGATCGATATCAAGATGGAGGCACCATCCGAACTTTTTGGAAGGGTCGAGCGCAAGCTTATGCATCTTTTCCATATTCCTTCATGTCTTGCAGGGCGAAGAGATCGAGGGCTTCCTCGTCGCGCATGATGCGCAGGCCGCGCGGTGCAATCTCGCGATTTACTCGGATGAGCGTGCTCGCGAACTGAGCGTAAGCTCCGACCGGTTGCTTGATCGGATCATCGAAGCCACAAGCCCGCATGACGGCTTGGCGGCGAATCCATCTGCCGGGACGCTGTTCGAAATAGGAAAGCAAACTGCGATCCAGTGGGTTGTCCAATCGAACGATGTGGCGAGCGAGGTTCATGCTGCATCCTCCGCGAAGAGGTTGGATTGACGTGCATCCGAATGGCGATCGAGCATGCGGAGAACGGTCTCGCCTTTCCATTTCTTGTCGAAGACGAACCAGGCATTGAGCATCGGCGGAGCGCCCTGCCCGGTGAAATCGATCTTCCAGCGCATCAGGTAGACTCGCGCCGGCGGATGCTGTGCCCAAAAATGCTTAAGCCCACCGGCACCCGGCCAACCCCAATTCATCAGCAGCGCCATGTATTCGACATTGAGGACGTCGAGTGCGTGCTTTAGCCAGCGAGCCTTACCGTTGCCCCATCCACATTCTGCAAAAGGCGGGTTGGTGACGATGGCATATGATGGGAAGGTCGCTTCCGTAAAGTCGTAGAAGTCCCTGATCACCGCGCCGCACCCGCGATCGACGAGATCCGACGCATTTACGTCGAGGCCAATAGCCTCCATCTCTCGGACCATGGCGCCGTCACCGGCGGCCGGCTCAGCTATAGTGCGGAAGTCGCGAAGCCGGTCAATCTCAGCGGCGAGGAAAGCGCGGGTCGGCTCTGGCGGTGTTGGATAGAACTCATCTTTCTCGCGCTCGAGGTGCTCTACCTTCTCGTAAGAGCCGTCGAGATTGAGCTGGACAACCGGCTTTGATTTCTTGCCCGTGGCACGAAACAGACCGCGTGCGGAAGGTGCGTTCATGGCCGCACCTCGCTCATAAACCCGATTGCGATCAGACCGACGAGGAGAACTGCCATGACGGCTGGAACGACGATCTCCCAAAGTTTGACAGGGCGCTCGTTCATGCCGCCCTCGCCTGAATGGGTTTCGGCGGGCGCGGGACATAGGCGAGATTCGCGTGATACGGGCACCACGACTTGCCTTCATCGGTCCGCTTGCCGCAAAAAAGGTGATCTTCGCCGACCGGGGCGTTATTCACTTCCCATTTGCACTGACGCGGTTCGAGCTCGTGAAGGAGCACCCGCAAACTGTCGGCTTCAAATGCAAGCTTGCTGACGACCGGTGCCTCAACGAGAACCGGATCGTTCACCCGGCTGGCCTTCTTGGCGGCGAGATTGCCGGAGTGGAAACGGTGCTGGGTGGGCTTTACAACGAGCGGGGCAATCTTTTGCACTGCCTTTTGCCGGACGGTCGCGTTCGTGCACTTCTCGGATTTGCTGATGCTTCCGCCCAGACCAATGCCCATCTGCTTTTGCAGCCGGTGGACCTTCCCGATGACACTGTTTCGCGACGTGCCAAGTTCCCTGGCGATCATGCTGCCGCTCTTGCCCTCGTGGAGTAATTCCCGCAGCAGGGTCACCCGCTCTTCCGTCCAGTCGAAGTTTGATAGCGACCTCATGCTGCGCGCTCCTCGACGAGCTCGATTGAGCGAGAGCGATTGGGCATGATCCTGACGAAGCCGCGCTCATGCAGGCGCACGATCAGGTTGTAGGCAGCGGTTTTCGAGACGCACAGTGCCTCGGCCGTTTCCTCGTAAGTCGGCGCAAGTTCAGTTTTGGCTTTGAATTCACGGATGAACTCGATCGCTTTCAACTGCTTCGGCGTGAGACCGGGCCGATCCGTCTGCAGTTCAAGTGCGATCGCCTTTGCCAGTGCCGGGCTCTCTTTGACGATGCGCCGGGCGCGCATTTTGAGCGTTTCCATGGGCTTCACCCTTTCTGCGCCAGCGCCGAGCGTGATGGTTCTGGGTCGCCCATAAGGCGCGAGGTGACCGTGCCGAATGCCTTGGCGCGCTCATGTGGGCCCTTGGGCGCTGCCGCTGCCGGCAGGGCTGCGACCTTGCTCTCGACCTTCTGGCGGGTCTCGTCGGCCCATTTCGGCAGGACGATTTCAAACCATCCGCCTTCCTCCTGGACCTTTTCCCACTGGCACCATTTCGCCGGCTCGACGCGGTTGACGAACATCGCCTGGTGACCAAGCTTGATGAGGAAATAGTCGCCCTTCCCTGTCGCCTTCTTCTCGACGATCGCCTGGCCGACACTGTTGTTCTTGCGAAGGCGGATCATGCCATGCTGGGGGCCGTCGCCGAGCAGGACCTCGACCTTATCCTGGTCGGAGACGCCAAGTGCTGAGGCCGACTTCATATCGATGTTGAGGAGAAGGATCGCGGTCTTCTTGCCGCGAAGCGTTGCCTTAATGCCGGTGCCGATCGAAGCGGGCTTGAACTGGATGACTGCTTTGACCCACGCCATTTACGCAGCCTCCTCGCTGAAACCCGGATCTTCGCCGTTGATGGTTTTTGACAAATCCTTGTTTGCAAAGGCCGTTCCGTCGTTCATGCCGCGCTGCCAGGCCTGCCCCATCGGGCTATCGACGCCATATGGATTGATGTTTTCCTTGCGGCCCTTACCTGCCGCGAGACCCTCGGCGTAGGCGCGCTCCTCGGCGTCCGCCCGATCTACGTCGAGTAAGTCAAGCTGGCGGCCAAGTGGATGACCAAGCCAGCGAGCAACCCTGATCTTCCATTCCAGATCGCGAATGACATCGTTGATGTCTTTGTCCTCAAGCTCCTGAGCCCATTTGAAGACTGACTTTGGAATCCCGGCGTTGCTGGCGCGCTTATAATTGTCCTTCATTCCCGACATGATGCCGGCGATCTCGCTCTTATCCTGCTTGATCACGCCGAGTGTCTCGTGGAAGACCTGCTCGATATAGTCGTCGTTGCTGTTATGGCCTGCTGCGGTCATCGTGAATCCCCTTCATCAGTGGGTGTGGAATTTTCAGTCCCGCGAAGTTCCGGCGCGATCCATAGCGCCAAGGAACGCGCGGAAAGCAGCAATGAACGAGCGAGAGATATCCTCCTCTTCGCCAGCCAAGAGAGCTTCGGCCCGGGCAATGATCCGTTCATTCTTTGATAGTTCTGATTGGCCGTATCGGACACCGGCTATCTCCTCGATTTCTTTGATTTCGTCGGCGCTGATCGATATGCGCGGATCCGCATACCAAGCGTCTTTGGTTCTGTTGAATGACCAGCCAAGCAGCCTTGAAGCGGCCCTGATGCGGTCCTTGACGCTCCGGCCCGACCCCACCGGAGAAATGCGCTCGTGAAGCGCGCACTGCACAAATTCAACGCTACTCATTTTGGATTTCTCCGATGATTTTTCGGACATTTCCGAAGTCCTTTCCGGTACGTGTTGAGACGTACTACCGGGGCGTTAGGCTTCGGTTCTGGGTTGAAAGGGAAAGACGATGAACCTGCAGCGAGCAAAAGGTTTGGCGACGCAGATGCCGGTGCAGTTGGAATTGTTCGGATCATTTGCGAAACTTCCCCGCAATGGGGGTCGCCAGACCCGAAATTACGGCCCAAAGAACAACTACAGGCCAGATTGCGACAACGATCCATTCGCGGACGCCCGGGGCTACATCCCACCGTATGAAGGCAGCACCCCCAAATAGACCCAAGACATAGAGGCTGATCGCGACGACGGTCATTCAAGCCACCGCTGCTGGTGCGGTTGGCCAAGGCATCCACGCTACTGGCGGAGAGTCCTTCGTGAACATCTCCCAAGCCTCACGCTTGGATATCCAACGACTGACGGTGACGGTGCCAGAAGAACCCACTGCGATGATCTTTCGATCTTGGGGCGCCGATTGCATGTCGAAGTTCCAATCCGACGCTGCTGATTTCGCAACCGCCAAGGCCTCCTCGAGGCCAGCAATGATTTTCTGAAATGCCTCAGCACTCACGCTTTCACCTCGTACTCGGAAGGATCAATCTTGCGGACGTCAGAAGCCGCTCCAAACGTACCAAGCTGTTTGGTACGAAACTCGCGCGTGCCCTGCGGATCGAACGTCGCTGCAGCTCCTGTTCGGAGCCAGCCCGGCGCTTTCGCAGCGGCACGCGCCATTTTCTTCTGGGAGGATTTACTCATGCTGCCGCTTCCGTAACCGGTCGAGAGACAGACGTGGGCCACTCCGCGCCGTCTGGCCAATTCTCGGAGAACCACAAGACAACTTCGTCGTACTTTTTCGCGGTGAAGGTCTTGCCTTCCCTGATACGAGTGAAGAACCGGCCATCGGAGGCGCAAAGCCGTCCGATGGTGCTCTCCTCGATCTTGCGAGAAACACCGAAAGCCGAAGCCAGTGACAAAAGATTGTTTGAAAGCTCTGTTTCCATATACAAAGGGTAGTGGGAAACTTCCCACTTATCAAGGGGAAATTTCCGATTTCACAAAATATGTGGAAATTTCCTATTGTCGCGAGATCATGGATCTCAAAACGATTGTAGTTAACCGCTTGGAACAACTTGGTGTTGGCGCTGTAGAGGCCGCCACTGCTGCAGGCATTGAACGAACCTTCATTCGCGATATCGTTGATGGCAAAAAGAAATCGGTGCGAGCGGATAAAATGGGGGCATTAGCGCGGGCTTTAAAACTTAACCCCGAAGCGCTTATGCAAGGCGAATTGCTGGCTGATGACGAGCCGGTCGACCACGCTTCCTATGTACGTCTCATGGGGTTCATTGGAGCTGGCGCTGTGATCGAGCCTGACTTTGAACAGACGCCTCCGGAAGGTCTCGATCAAATCCATATAGAAATCCCGCTTCCTGGCGACATGATTGCATTCCAAGTGAAGGGCGTTTCGATGTTGCCTCGCTATGACGAGGGCGACGTAATCATCGTTTGGCGGGAACAGAAGCGCGGGACCGACTCGTTCCTTGGCGAAGAGGCCGCAGTACGTACGCGCGACGGCCGAAGGTTTCTCAAAACTATACGTCGCGGCGAGAACGGCTATACGTTGGAATCGTGGAATGACCACCCCATTGAAAATCAAGAATTGGATTGGGTTGGCGAAATCTACGTCACGATTCGGGGCAATCAACTTCGGCGTATGGTGAAGTCCATGCACCGCCAAGGCGGTGTTCAAGGCCAATTGAAGTTGCGCGCCTAAATGGATCCCGTTCGTCTTATAGTTGTCATGGCCTTTGATCGCTCCGACGAAGGCGAGCTCGTTCCTGCTTTTGAGGCTATGCAATTCGACAGCGAAGATCGCGCGATGCGCAGCGCTCGCGAGTTGGCGAGAAAGCATGATGGCGTTCTCGCCTGGGCGCGTGACGCTCAACCGGATGTAGGTGAATACGGGCCGCCGACGGTCCTCTTTCAGTCCGGTCAAGTGCCGGAGATGGAATAATGCCGGATTTTCGGAGCGATGCCGAAGGGAATCGTCGGTGAGAAAATAGTTCGGTTCTGGCGCTGGAATGGCGACGGTGATGCACCGCAGTTTACTCACTGGACCAATCGTGGAACCATCAAAATCAGAGCGAAAACACCTGGCATCTCTAGCGAGGTCTTATTTAATGGCCTCCTGCTCGGAATAGACGATATCCTGCCGATAATTCCGGCTGAAAATCTCCATCGAGGCAACTACGACAAAGACGCGGGATTCAAGATCAGCGAGATTGTTCCGGCGGCTTTGGATGAATGGAATGATCTGGGAGGCTAAAATATTCGTCCAGAAGATATCGCAGACGCATAAGGCCTTCGTAACCTATCTGAATCCGCTGATGTTCACCGCCTACCTGAATAAGCAACGCGCCAGAAATGGTAATTCCGCTAGGATAGGCGCCTTCTATTGATCTAGCGTCCATCAAGGTTTTTCCTTCCTGTTGTGAATATCGAACGCTGATTGCGCACGCGTGTTTGATAGTTCTGAACCCTTTTCACTTAACCTTCCTTTCTATCTCTTCTCTCCTTCAGGGGATTTCTCAGGAACGATTAGGCTTTAAGGAAACGGCGTAGTAATCCCTTGGAGCCGGAATAATCCGACCCAAGGAAACTACACGTCTTCAGGACTCGATTGAGTATTCTGAGGTATCCGTGCATCCCCGCCAAGCCATATGTCGGCCCGTCCCACCTGCGGATCATGGTCGGCTTTTATTGGCTGGTGAGCCTCATGCGCCGGGACCGATCTCCCGTTGTCGTCGCGCCTTCCCTTCAACCTGATTGCCGGTTGACCGCTTGAGTCCCTTGCCTTCGACGCTGCCATGGACCGGCAAACCACTCCCCTACTGCACCTGCGTTACAGACTTGTCCGCTTCGCCGTGAGGCCGTCCCTTTCAGGATAGGCATTCCATGGAGACCACCAAAAAGCACTCGGTGATTTGCCATGGCATAAACCCGGTCGCGACAGCGCGTCAAACAAAAAATAGGAAACTTCCCACTTTTACGTTGACGAGTAGGAAATCTCCCACTATTGTAACTCCATGAAACGAACTTCATGGGGCATTACGATGAACACCTTCGACCCATTCACACTCACCGATCTGGCGCTGCAATCAGCGGGCGCCGTCGTTCTCGTCATCCTCTGCGAACTGGCCAAGCGCCAGATCAATCGCACCGTCTCGCGCCGGAGGATCGCACGATGAACAGTTCCTACCGCCAAAGCATCATCCAAGAAGTCAAAGCGCTTCCGCGCAACAAGTTTCAGCGCATTTCTCACGCCGACTTTGATCGCATCAATGGTCGTATCAATGCCGACTACAAAGCCGGTCGCATCGAGTTCCACGATTTCGCGAACTGCTACGCCGTCATCGGTCAGGCAGTGAACGGGTTTGCCAACGGGAGGTGGAATTGAACATGAGCGCGCACCCCGCCAACAGCGTCTTTCACGCACTCACCAATGTTGTGAAGAGCGTCCGATCAGTCACCGTTGAGGACATCTGCTCCGACATGCCAATGGGCCGCCACGTCAAGAAGGCGTTGGAGTTTGGCTACAACATTCCACCCGAGACCGAGATCAACCACGCCATTCGCTGGCTGGACCGGCTAATTCAAAGCCAGGTGTCGCTCCGGCAGGCAAAGAGCTGGGCATACGACAGCAACCGACTGATCGGCTTGGTCCAGAACAAGCGGTCCCTAGAAGAGGCGCTGGAGCGCCGGCAGGCAGCGTGATGGGCGAAGATGATCCTGACACCGACTGGTGGGAAGTCGATGACCCCATCGAGGTCGAAGAATTCGACGACGATTTCAACAACGATATCACCGAGGAGGCAGTTTGATGCTCAGTTTTTCAATCGCATGTGTCGGCCTTGCCGGTCTGACAGCAATCGTCCTCGCCAACATCGGAACATTGGTCAAGACCTACGACCAGATCATGAATGAGGTCGACCAATGAGCTGTAGACCCCTCAACGAACGGGAATTGCCAGACGACTACCCTGTTTATGGTGATTACCTGTACGTCGCTGACGGCAAGGTAATTCGGTCTGATGTGTTTGGCACGGTACGCGACTTACGGCGCGACACGGGTGCCAAGGTAATCACAAGCTGTGACATCTACGGTCGTGAAGCGCTCGCCAAGGCAGGTGCGCTATGAGCCCGATCTCCCTCATCGAACTCGAACACATCCGCCTGATGCAGGCACGCAAGCACAGAATGCGTGTCCGCCTCGTCGAGTGGTTCAGCATCGGCGTGATCGCCCTGTTCGGCGTGATCCAAGTGATCAATTTCATAGCGAGCGTCTGGCTATGAGCACTGAACGGATCATCGATACCGACGCCTTTGTCCAGATCGGGCAGCCCGCCAACGCGGTCGTTGCCGAGGTCGCCAAGAAAATCAACAAACCATACGAGGGAGCTGCAGCCATGAGCGCGCCAGCCGTAATCGACAATCAGAATGTAACTTCGACGACTCCGATCCGAGGTTCGATGACACCGATGGACATGCTCAACCATGCCGTCGAGACCGGTGCGAACATCGAGACCCTGACCAAGCTCATGGACCTTCAGGACCGGTGGGAAAAGAACCAGGCGCGAAAGGCCTTTGAAGCCGCCATGTCTGCTGCCAAGGCTGAGATCCCCGAAATCAAGAAAAGCCGCAAGGTTGATTTCACGTCAGGCAAAGGCCGCACCAACTACCAGTACGAAGACTTGGCGGGCATCATGAGCGCCGTCGCGCCGGTTTTGTCCAAGCATGGTCTTCATGTTCGGTACCGCACCGCGGCCGAACCCAACATGCCGATCTCGGTGACGTGCATCATTTCGCACAGCATGGGCCACAGCGAGGAGAACACGCTGACGGCCGGCCGCGATGACAGCGGCAACAAGAACAGCATCCAGGCAATCGGTTCAACGGTCACATACTTGCAGCGGTACACACTCAAGGCTGTGCTTGGTTTGGCAGCGGCCGCAGACGATGACGGCAGTACCGCAGATCAGACGACCGACGAAGCGAAGCCAATAACCGAGGCGCAAGCGTCGGTAATCCGCGAACTGATCGAACAGGGCGAGCTCGAGACGCCGACCTTCTGCGATCATTGGAAGGTTGAAGCCGTCACCGACATCCCCATGGACAAGTTCAACGAGGTGGTCGGTTCCCTGCGGCGCCGTGTGGCTTGGCTCAAACAGCAGAAGTCGGAGAGCGCGGCATGATCGAGATCATCGACTGCGACCAGAATTCGCCGGAATGGTATCAGGCGCGTTGTGGCATCCCGACCGCTTCCAACTTCGCCACCATAATGGCGAAGGGCGAAGGCAAGGTCCGTCGAACCTACTTGCTTAAGCTGGCGGGCGAAATCCTGACCGGCGAACCATCTGAAGGCTACACCAACGCCCACATGGAGCGCGGCCACGAGATGGAGCCGGAAGCGCGTTCACAGTACGCGTTCCTGACTGGTGCGGAGCTCACCCAGGTTGGGTTTGTTCGCAACGGCGCCAAAGGGGCGAGCCCCGATAGCCTGATTGGAAATAACGGTGTTGGCGAGTTCAAAACAAAACTCCCGCACTTGCTCATTGAGGTCTTGCTGAAAGATCAGTTTCCACCCGAGCATCGCGCTCAGTGCCAAGGCGCGCTTTGGGTCTGCGAGCGTGAGTGGGTCGATATCGCCTGCTACTGGCCGAAGCTTCCGCTGTTCGTTAAGCGCGCCTACCGGGATGACGTCTACATCAAGCAAATCGCCGACGAGGTCGATCGCTTCAACGCCGATCTGGCCGATACAGTCGAACTCGTGCGCCGCTACGGCATGCTGGAGGCAGCATGACCACCCGCCGGCAGCTAGTGATCAACACGCCAGCCGATCGGGAAATGGTTGCGGCATGGGCGCGCAACGTCGAATACGGAACCATTGTCGAGTTCCGCAAGAAGACGCGCAGCGCCGAGCAGAATGCCAAGCTTCACGCCATGCTGGGCGAAGTGGCGGAGCAAGTCGTCTGGTACGGCCGCAAGCTCGATATCGACGACTGGAAGAATATGTTCACCGCGTCATTGCGGCATGCCGACGTCATACCTGGCATCGACAAGGGAACCATCGTTCCGCTGGGCATGAAGACTTCGACCATGACCGTGGAGGAAATGGGAAATCTGATCGAACTCATTTATGCGTTCGGTTCCGATCCGGAACATCCTGTCCAGTTCAAAGAGCCACAAGAATCGGACGTACCCCATGCGTCCGATGATGGAAGCGAAGCCGACCTCCTCCCCGGCGAAGCTTCCAATACTGAGCCCGGCGGTTCTTCGGAAACCTCCTCCCCCGATCAACCGTCGGGCTCAAACTTTCTCACCGACGAGGACAAACGAAATCTCGGCGAATTCATCGTCCGATTGAATGCCGCTGTCGGCGCCGACCCCGATGTGGTCCGCATGGCGCGCAACAGCTTTGCAGCTGAACAACGCCCCTTGAGCAAGCTGGCTAAGGAAAAAGCCGAGACAATCACAGGGCATTTCCGCGATGCGTGCGGCAAGTCTGATGAGGTGCGACAGGCTGCCCTCGCCTTCACATGCGCTTTAGCTCAGATCGATGAGCAAGATTTGGCGGTGCAGCCGTGACCGAGATCACCAACAAAGACAAAGCCGAGTGCGCCGAGCGCGAGGTGAAACAACGCCAGCGTGTCTATTCCCGATGGGTTGCTGATGGCCGGATGGCGCAAGCCTTCGCCGACCGGCAGATCGCCGTGATGCAAGCCATCGCCCAGGAGTATCGCGCCAAGGCTGACGCCGACGATCAGGCAGGGAGGTTGCTCTGATGGCCCGCCAGGTCGACGAGTGGATCGGCAAGACCGATGACACGAAGGCCCCGCCCCGCGTGCGCCAGCGCATTTATGACCGGGACAAAGGCGTCTGCCATCTCTGCAAACTGCAGATCAAGCCGGGCGAGACGTGGCAAGCCGATCACGTCGTAGCCCTGATCAATGGCGGCAAGAATGCGGAGAGCAATCTCGCGCCGGCGCATTCTCATTGCCACCTCGGCAAGACCGCGCTGGACGTCAAGGAGAAGTCCAAGGTCGCCAAAGTGCGCGCGAAGCATACCGGCGTCACTCGGCCGAAGGGTTCGGTCAAATCCGCCGGTTTCGCGAAGGTCGTCAGGGCCAAGCCGGCTCCCACCAAATCCCTCCCGCCTCGCCGTTTATTCGAAAGGATCGAACCATGATGTACGGGCAACGCTTCAAAGGTTGGCTTGCCGATTTCACTGTTATTGCCGGGCCGTTCGTTGTCGTCGGCCTTGTCTTGCTGGCTGTTTTTGTAAGGTGCGTCGGATGAGCGTGTACGTCGACGACATGGCCGCTCCGTTTGGCAATATGATCATGTGCCACATGTGGGCTGATACCGACGAAGAACTGCTTGCGATGGCTGACAAGATCGGCGTGCATCGAAAGTGGATACAAGGCCATCCCACACTGTCTTTCGGTAAGCATCGCGGCGCGAGCTGGGTTCACTTCGACATTGCCCAGAGCAAACGCGCCCTGGCGGTTCGTAACGGAGCGATCGAGACGGATCGATATGGCCCGCTTGAACACACAGCACGTCTCTGTCTCGCGAAGGGCAAAGAAACGGGCAATCAGACGTTGGTAGACTATGGTAAAAAGCGGCTCGAAATGGTGAGGATGTCGAGGGCATCCGCGCCTCGCTCCACCGGGAGTCTGGCAAATGATTGACCTGCGCCACGAACCCATGAGCCCGACATTCGACAAGTGGCACGTTGGAGGCACACCCTTTCCCGCGGTCTTTCACCGCTTTACCGAGCCGGACTTGGGTGATCCCCACGATCACCCTTTTGCTTTCCGCTCGATCATCCTCCACGGCGGTTATATTGAGGAGGTCTACCACCCCGAGCGTGGCTTGATCGATGTCATTGCGCGGCCGCCGGGCGACAGTTTCCGGATCGAAGCCACCCACATCCACCGGATTGTTTCGCTACCTGGCGGTGAATGCTGGACGCTGATGCTGCCTGAGCGTCAGCTGCGCACGTCGTGCTTTTGGCAGTTCCGCGATGATGGTGCGTACTTTCGGAAATGGCACGACGAAGAGTGGACGCCGTACGACCGTGAGACGGTGGATAGCGGGGAGAACCCGCGTGGCTAAGGTTGACATCATTCGCAATGTGCCGCGCCTTGGTCTCAGCAGGACCGAGGTTGCGCTTGCGATCGGTGTTGCGCCGAATACGGTGGATGAAATGGTCCGGGAAGGAATGCTCCCTCGCCCGCGACGTTGGCACACCCGCAAGTTTTGGCGCATCGCTGAGTTGGAAGCGGCAATGGCGGAGTGGCCTGTAGATGGGGAACAGGAGGTCGACGTATCGAATTGGAGAGCGTCGGCGTGAGCGACGTGGCCGCAATCGATCTACCCTATATCGAAACCAACCGGAGTCGTCACGGCAAGGAGCGGTTCTATTTCCGCGTCGACAAGAAGCGCATTGCAAGGCTGCCAGACAACCCGCACAGCGAGGAATTCGCAACCAAGTACTGGGAGGCCAGAAACGCCTACGAAGCCTCTGGCGCGGCTCCTACGAAGGATAGCACTACGCTTCCTCTTGTGGCGCAGGCAGGCACGTTTCAATTTCTTTGTGCCAACTATCTCGCCAGTCAGTCATTCCGCAAACTCGACTCCACCACCCAGGCAAAGCGTCGATCGATCATCGACAGTATGCTCTCCGAGCCGCTGAGTGCGAAGGACAGGCGTCTATTCGCACATCTTCCACTTGCAGCCCTCGACGTCGCCAATCTCGAGGTCTTGCGCGACCGGAAGCGGGATACGCCCTTCGCGGCCGACGAGCGTTTGAAAATCCTTCGCCAGATATTCGAAGCCGGCAAAGCCGCCAAGCCCTCGCCCTTGGTGCGACAGAACACTGCAAAACTGGTCGAACCATTTCGCGTGAAAACCGACGGTCATGAGACCATGCGCAACGAGGACATCGCAAAATACATCGAGCATCACGGCCAGCAGTCAAAGGCCGTGCTCGGGCTTGCCATCCTGATGTACACGGGAATGCGGGTTTCTGACCTTGCGACTATCGGACCCCAGCACCGCCGCGGTGACACCTTGATTTTCAGGGTGTTTAAGAATCGCAACAAGAGCCCGACGACGCTGGAAATACCGATCCACCCTATTCTCGATGCTGTTATGGCTCTGCACCCGCAAAAGCGCATGACATACATGGTCACCGAGTACGGCAAGCCCTTCACGATCAAGGGATTGGGCAATCGTGTGTCGGATTGGTTCACGCAAGCTGGGCTTCCCCACCTGACCGCCCACAGCGTCCGCAAGGGTCTTGCCACGAACATGGCCGAGAACGAAGCCACCGACCTGATGCTGGAGGGAATGTTCGGGTGGAAGGACGCCAAGACGTCGAAAATCTATACCCGGAATGCGCAGCGCGCGCGCCTGGCGAGACAGGCCGTTTCGAAGATCGATTGGGGTGAAATGGGGAACATAGTGCCACACCCTGAAGGTGGGGTGGTGTCCCAGAGTGCCACACCTGAGAAAAAGATTAGCTAA